TTGTATAGGATTTTTGAAAAATTTGATATATATTTTTAATTTTCTTATACAAATGTATAATGTTCCAAGTTTATCCAATACATTTGATATATATTTTTAATTTTCCTATACAAATAGCTTTTTTTTCGCGTTTCGCGTTTCGCGAAACAGAAACTATTCTTCACACAATACCCATTTTAATGCTCTTAACTCGCCTTCCAACCCATATTTGAGTATAGGCGAATAATCTAGCCAACTCTCTGTTAATTCTTCTTTTATTTTTTCAATTCTTTCTTTGATTTCTTTTTTGGTTTTCATTATTCACCACCTCAAGGAGACCCCTTCCTTCAGGGAGGGGAGGAATTGAGGTAAATATTTAAATAGTTTTTCTACATATATGTAATTATGGAAATTACCAAAACAATTGTATGCAAACTTAAAGTTAGTAAAGCTGATAAGGAAACCTTGCTCAAAACTATGGAATTGTTTAAAGAAGCTTGTAATTATATCTCCAAAGTTGCTTGGGAGCAAAAGTGTTTTAATCCTGTTGCCTTGCACCACTTGACTTATAGAAAGGTTAGAAAAATGCTCAAACTTCCTTCTAACCTTTGTATCGAGGCAAGAGATAGAGTTGCAAAATCCTATAAAACGAATAAACACAAACTTCACAAATTTGAATCTCTCTCTATGGATTTGGATGATAGGTTGTTTTCTATAAAGAGAAAAGATGATAAGTTTTTCGTAAGCATAGCTACTATTAAAGGAAGAATTAAATGCGAATTCGATATTGGAGATTATCAAAAACAATATCTTGAGAATGTTAAACCTACTTATGCTACTTTGCATTATAGAAATAAAACTTTTAGTTTGCACATAGCTATTGATAAGGAAATTCCTGAACCAAAAGGTAGTAATCCTGTTGGTGTAGATATCGGGATTAAACATTTGCTCGTTACTTCTAATGGCTTTAAAGTTAAGGGTGGAAGTATTGTTAAGAGAAGAGAACACTTTAGAAAATTTAGGCAAGAACTTCAAAAGAAGAGAACTTGGTCTGCTTATAGGAAACTTAAACAAATTTCTGGTAAAGAAAAGAGATGGATTAACACAATTCTTCACCAAATCAGTAGGGAGTTCGTTAATACCCTTAAAGAAGGTGATGCTGTTGTTATGGAAGAACTTAACGGAATAAGGAATAAGGTTAAAGTTAGAAAAGAGCAAAAATGGATTTTGCATTCTTGGGCTTTTAGAAAGCTTCAACAATATATTGAATACAAAGCTTTGGAAAGAGGAATCCCTGTAGTTTACATTAATGCCAAAAATACAAGCATAACTTGTCCAAGATGTGGTTATATAGATAAGAGGAATAGAAGAACTCAAAGTTTGTTTAGGTGTGTTAAGTGTGGTTTCCAACATAATGCTGATATGGTTGGAGCTATTAATATCGCTAACAAATTCCGTTCCGAGCTGGCTCGGATGGAATGGGGTGCTGTCAACCAGCCTAATGTAGGGATAAATGCCATGACTCTTGAGCATCATGATTCACCTGCAAGCCCCTTCCTTTAGGAAGGGGTAGTTGATTTATTCAACCATTCTTTCATACAAGTTTTACTACACCAAGGATAATTCCCAGATTCCACACCACAATTCCAACATTTCATATTCTCACAATATATTTTAACCTTTTGTTTTTTAAAGATTTTCGATGAATTTTAGAGCATAATTCTATAAAGATATAATTCCTAGTTAAATCTTCTGTAAATTTAAGTAAAAAATATATTTTTAGCATATTTTGAGGCCAAATAATATAGCTTACAACATGAAAAAATGGTTAAAAACATCACTTTTTTATCTCTCTTAATAATATTATACACAAATTTGCATAGATACTTATGTCCTTAAATTTATCTTCTAATTCTTCTACCGTATCTTTTTTACCTTCTCCCACCATTTCATATACAGCATCAACTTGTTTTGACATTAAAATCATTGCACTAGCTAATGCTGGATTTATGTTTGGTTTTAGTAACTTTTTAATTAACCGCCCTGTTCTTTTAAAATTTGCTAAGGGATCGTCCTGTGTTGCATATTGTTTATTTTTATTTGAATGAAGTTCCAATTCTTCCAATATTATTTTATAAAATCCTGGATGCCCATAATATTTTCCATTTTTTAAATCTTTAATTAATTTTTCTAACTTATTTATTATTTCTTCCATTTATATACCTCCAGATTTTTCTATAAATTTTTTCATGAATATAATACCACAATGTGCAGCTTATTTGATTGTTATTTCCATAGCACCAGTTATTAAGATATTCCTTGTAAATATATAAAATATTATAAGATGTAAAAGTATGTCTATGGTTTTATAACTAATTACTTTCTTTAATGCTTTTGTTTTCATTTGATCATTTTTGCTATTAAATAACCTAAGAAAATTCCAAATATTGCTATTACCCCTTCTATTTTTGATGGCGCTGGAATAGGTAGATTCAAAAAAGAAAAAACCATACCTAATACCAGGCCTGTTATAAAAGACATTATTGATGCTAAAACCATTTTATCCTCCTTAATCTTTATATCTTCTTAATTCTTTGCCTTTAACTTCTGTCATAAGGAAACTGTCCCTGAATATTATGGTTTTGTCCATATCTGGCATGTTGCTCATATATAATTCTACATTTTGTTCTTCCGCTCCTACTATCGCTTCCAATATTCTCTTAATCTGTGGGTGCTTGAATGAGATGTAATACCTCCTGCCTAAATTGAACCTCTCCGCCTCGAACCCTTCTATGTAGTCGTTTTGCTCTAGCAGGAGCTTGTAAACCTGGTTCCTCTTTTTTGCACTTTTGTAAACGCAAATGACTGACATGCAATCACCTCTCAAATTTTATGGTAATTCTACCATAATATTATGGTATATATACCATAATTTATTTAGGTTTTAAATAGTGAATTAATTCTTCAAAATTTCTAAAAATTTTGTCTCCATAATATAATAACCACGGATGTTTAATTATTTCTTTTCCTGCTATTATATAAACAGTTAAATTATTCATTTTAGCAAAAATTATTTCCATAGATGTCCCTATGCTTGGATAAGGTAAATAAGCAATAAGTATATCACTTTTTTTAATTAATCTTAAATCCCTTCTTACAATTGTTTTATAATTTAAATTTTTATCTCGCTCAAAAGGATTTATAACATTTAATCCCATATTTCTTAACATTTTGATAAATCTCTTCCCTTGTCGCTTTTCTTTATGTGGATGAGCAAAATAAATTCTCATATTTTTAGTTAAAAAATCAAATATTTATAAATTTTTCGATAAATTTTAAAAAAAAATAACAAAAAATCACCATTTTTAAATTTTATCTTTAAACTGTGGGTTAAGATATCCTTTAGGTAGGAAAGCCCCTTTGTTCACCCCCAACCATAATCAATTAATTCTATTTTCAATTTTGTTTTTCTTTTTGTTTTCTTAATATTTACCATCCATCCCGCTATCCTGTTACCCTCTCCTCTCCTAATGCAATAAGGTGTAGGATATTGAAAATTTCCCGCCTCAAAACTATGAGTATCTCCAATTAATCCATACCAGCTTCTATGTCTATGCCCCGCAATTAAAATATCTGGTTTTCTTATATTTGGTTGATCTCGCATATATTTTTGTAAGGGATAAGACATTGCATAAGCCAAACCTCTTTTTAAATGAACTAAATCCATATCCATTTCTTTATCTAAATCTCTTATTTTACAATATTCCCTTCCTAAATAAATCATATCGCTTCTATCCTTTTCAATCGCTTCTCCAATATCTGCTCCAGCTGTTTTCAAATAACTCAAATCGTGGTTTCCCGTTATGAAATAAGTTTTAGAACTTTTAATTCTCGGATATTCCTTCACCACTAACTCTTTTTGCGAGTCAAACCCTATCGCATCCTGTTCCGCTACCTGCCCCTTGTAAATCTCTCCGTCCGTTAAATCTCCTGCGTGGAAGAACTGCTTCACTCCTTCCGAATACAACTCCTTGTAGAAATCGTTTAGATGCTCCCTCGCAGCATAGATTGAACCAAAATGAGTATCGGCTAAAATACCAATTTTTTCATCGATAGAAATTGGAAAAGTTTTAAAATAATCAGCTTTTAAGATTTTTCTTTTTTTCTTTTTTCCCATAATTAAAACCTCCTCAGTAATATTTTCTAATCAAAATTAAAAAAAGTAAAGGTTAATCTCCCTGCACTTCACCGAACTTCGCCATTATCAACTTTCTCATCTCTTTCTTCATTTGTTCCCTTCTTTCCTCGCACTCACTGAACTTCACATCTTTGTTGTAAATGAACTCGTAGAAATTGTCATCTATAAATTTGTAAATTGATGTAATCGGAATGAACCAGCCCATATGTGTTATCGGGCTTTGACTGAACCCTAATCCTGAAACCGCTATCCGACTTGGAATTCCTATAAATTCGTATCTTTTGTTTTTAACACTTTTCCTGTATACTGCTCCACCAGAATTGTGAACTAATATACCGTTTGCAAAGAAATTATGTGCTCCTTCTACTTGTATATCAAATGTTTCCTCTTCGCCGATTGGTGTTATTTTTGATACTCTTTCCAAACCGATTCCATCGAATAAATTTAATCTTTCTATACCCCATAAACCTTCAACTCTTTTATATTTTTTCACTGTGTTTGGGTATACCTGAAATGACACTGATTCCCTTGTTGGTTTCGTATGTTTGCCATTTATCGTAACCGATTTTCTCATTCTTTTATGTAGATTGCTAACTCTATATCCAACGCTTATACAAAGCATTCTTAATTGTTTAGTTAATTCTTCGTTATTGAATTCAAATACCCAAGCATTTTGTTCGTTCACATATCCATTGCTATCGAGAACTCCTTTTATAAATTCTTTCTTTAAATCATCGTTTAGTGACCAAATCCAAGCAGGTATTGTTTTTTCTGTGGCTTTTTTATTTATTCCTAAACTATCTAAAAACATCACTGCCTCTTTGTCATACAAATGTATTCCTCTGTTATCAATTACTGGTCTTTTGCCAAATAGTTTTTCTATTATTTCTGAGTATTTGTTTATGTGTTCTTGTTTAAACAAACACAAACATAACTCGTAAGATTGTTTTGGTGGATTGTCCCTAATTCTCAAGTAACCATCGCCGATAAAACAACCAATTAATCGGACAATTTCTTTTGCTAATTTTCTTTTGCTTTCAGGTAATTTAGTTAAAGTGACTATTGCATCCCCTACTTTTATATCTTTTAGTTGCTTCCAAACAAGTTCGTATATGTTTTTACCACCGAACTGATTTATTGTTTTGCTATCTTTTGATTTTACTGCTACAAGAAACGGATGATTCGCTGATGCTTTTATTTTTCTTGTTGTTGTCTTTAATTCAAACACTTGTTTTACTCCTGCTTTTATAACTTTTAATACTTTATGTTTCTCTATCCCATTTTCTCCAAGAGAAAATACATTTGTGTTTGGTGTTATTTCACTTATCGGCACTGGACCTTCAGGGTTGGTCATTACTAAACTATCTCCTGTTAAACAATTCCCAAAAATCGTTTGTGCCGTAGACATCCAGTAAGAGTAATCGTCAATTATCTCGTCCATGAATGTGATGTGCCCTTTGGTCGCTATCGGCTCGTGCCCCAAACTCGCTCCCACGGCATACACTTCGTCGAATACTTTTATGTCGTCTATGTCTTCCTTCGGAATCAATTTGGCTTTGTATTTCACAGGCTCTTCGAACTTGTCCAATTCCAATAAAGCCACATCCATGTCTGCGTTGTATGCCTTGATGTTCCCTTTGTAACTGCCCGAAACTCCCTTGCATCTCGAATAATTTTCATAATAAAAAAACTCCACACTCGCCGGCGTTCTCACTTCTTTCTTGATGTCCATGCCCACTTTCGGGTCCCATTTCTTTTCCACTTTGACATTGTCGTCTATCACATGATAGTTTGTCAAGACATAAGTCCTGTATGTGCCATCGTCCACTTTGTCTGAATATACAACTGAACCTGAACCTCCCGCTTTCTCTGTTCTCACCCTGACTGTTGGATATAACATCTCTTCGTGTTTTTGCTTAATTTCCTTTTCAAGGTTTCTAATGTAATCAATCGGATACCAGCCTTGTCTTGTCATTATCTCTGTTGTACCATCTACTTTCAATCCCCCTACTTCTTTGATTGCTTTTAATAAATCCTCTCCTACTTTTGATTTATATAGTTCTTTATCACTCATATTTCCCTCCTTTCAGTTTAGATAAATATTCAACTTCTTCTTGCTTGAGTTCTCCCATTCCTATTTTTTCATCATAATGTTTGTAAAGCAACTCATTCGTTTCGCTACAATAAAATCCCGTTTTGAATGCGTCTACTTCCCCTTCTTCGTTGTATAGTGTCTCCATAACGAAGTAGGGCTCGCATTTAGAATCAACCAATTTGTTGTATCGTGAACAATAATACGCCCTCTTTTTGTTAAGCCAAAATGCTGACTTGTATGGGCAACCTTTCGGCTCTATCTTAACCATAATGCTCATCGTAACTTTTATTTTTAATCTCCTCCAACCTTCTCATCATCCTGCTTTGGATTGTGTCCAATTTCAACTTCCTGACGCCAGGAACTTCGTAAGTGTCCGTTTCCACTACTTTCCCCTGCACCAACGGATGGTCTTTTAATTTGTATAGGTTTAAAGCATATAAATTGCTAACGATATTTTGCAAATTAGCACCTATAATTTGGATGTCCTGAACGAGGTTGGAAACGAGAAACGGGTTCGTAGTGTATTCGTCCATACCTTCTCTTGATTCAGACATTTTTTCCAAGTGCTTATCTAATTCATGAACATACTTTTTCAGTGTCTTGGCAATCAGGGAAGTTCCCATATACAATAAATCCTCAAATTCCCTATCCAAATGCTTTTGCTTCTTCTTATACTTCATTTTTATCAAATATTTTATTAATTTTTTTAATAATTTATTTAAAAATTTTTTGATTTTTAAAAATTTATATATTTTAGTAACTATTAATAATTATGTGGAAAAAATTTACAGATAGTGAAAAACAACTTTGGGAAATAATGCTTGGTTTTAGATTTGAGTCAGCTAAATGGGAAGTTAAATCAAATGAAATTAGAATTGTAATAAGAAAAGATAGAAAAGAATATCCTATTATATTATCCATAAGTCCATCAACAATGCTACATTTAGGCAAGATGTTTCGTTTTGCCTTAGAAGAAATTAAGAAAAAATTTGAAGAAGAAGAAGAATTTCAAAAATATAATTATACATTTTATCCAGAAACTACTTTATAAATCTTAAGGTATAAGACATGATAACACTTTTACATATTCAAAAGAGTTTAAAACGAACAGGAAAACCATTTAAAGAAGTACATGAATGGTTAGATATGTGCACTACTCAACCATATAAAACTTTTGAAAAATATCCTATGCAACATAGATTAGAAAGACATACTCCAGCAGGATTAGAATATATTAGAAAAATGTGGGGAGAAGAAGCTTTAATAGAAGCTGTTGTTCATCTTCAAGATGATGGGTATAAGTTAAAAATGGAAAAGAAAAATGGAAAGATTGAAATTATCTGGTTATAATAAATTTTCCCATCCAGAATCTTCATTCATTTTCTTTATTCTTTTTTCTTTCTCGCCTATTGGAATTCCTATTGGGCCTTTTCCTTTTCCAAATCCTAATCCTCTACCCATTCCTTTACTTCTGATTTTTGATCCAGGACAAGGTTTTTCTTCTTCAGCCATTTAATTTACCTCTTTTTTTTATTAATAATTTGTTTTTGTTAATAAAAGTCTTTTCGTTGGTTTATGATATATTTTCAAGAATATAAATTAAATAAATTCCCATTTTTTAATAATTAAATTACCTGAATGACCGAATCAATCGGGCATAAAGGCTTAGTTGGTTCATTCAGTTTAGAATTAGGTTGGTTGAATTGGTATATGAGCAACTACTCAATAAGTTAGTAAAAGTAGCTTATAATGATACTCCTAATTCTGTTGCTATCATTACTGGAAAATTAATTCGCGAAACACCAGAATCAATAGTTATTCTTCATAATGGTATAGAAACTATTTTACCGAATATTAAAATTGTTAAGATTTCTGATTATTCTTTTATGGAATGTATTCAATGTAATAATTGTGGATATTATAATTGGTTTCATAAAAAAAATCCTAAAAAGTTTTGTTCTAAATGCAAAGAGGAATTAAAATGAAATGGGAAAAAATAAAGAAAAATATAATGAAAAAAGTTCCAGTAAAAATAATAGATGATGATACTATCGAATTTGTTTATAAAGGCAAACTTTTTAGATTACATAGATTTTTTATCCCAAATGGCTTCTTAGTTTCTAATAAAATAAGAGCTATGTATGATGGAAAATTAATACTTTTGCATTTGGTTAATGGGGAGTGGAAGATATATGAATAAAACTAAAAGTTTTTGGAAAATTAGAGAAGATGTGCTAAAAAAATTAAAAAAAGAAAAATTTTCAATAAAGACATATCCTACAGTAAATTATATTATAAATTTAACTATTCAAAAATGTCAAGAAAATGAAAAGAAACAAATTAAAAAATTGTTAAATGAAGTTAGAAAACTTGCTTCTATAAAATATGATGAATTAGTAAAATTAGTAAAAGAAATTTTTGAATTTGAGGAGGAAATGTTATGGACATCAATAAAATAATAGATGATGTTTTAGATAAAGAATTAAAAGAAAGAGAAATAGGGCATTATTATATTTCCGAAATACCTTATTGTATAAGAAAGATTTGGTATATGTTTAAAAAACCTAAAAAATTTAATTCTAAAACCAGAAGAATATTTGAAAGAGGAAATGTGTGGCATTCTTGGATTGCAAATATTTTAAAACGTAGTAGTGCTGTTGTTCATCATATAGAAGAAAGAAGTTTGATTATTCCTGATTATGAAGAAGAATTTTTTTTAAGAGGCAGAGTAGATGACTTTATTATTCTCGAAGAAAGTGGAAAAAAATATATATTAGAAATAAAAACTACAGCAAATATTTGGAAGCAGAATTCTGTAAGTCATCATCATCTAATGCAAATTATTCCTTATCTTACATTTACCAAAAATGATGGTGGAAAAGTTATTTATATTGATACAAGATATTTGGAAGTTAAAAGCTTTGATGTTCAATTTGATTGGAAAATAATGAAAGAAGTAAGAGAAAGAGCAAGAAGATTGCATTTTTACCTTAAAAATAACGAACTTCCACCGGCTGAAGGCAAAGAAGATGAAAGTAGAAGATGGGAATGTAGTTTTTGTTTATATCAAAAGGAGTGTGAACAAAATGCCAGATAAGGTGTGGAAAGTCCAAGAAAGGCGTGTGGCTAAAATATTTGGAGCTAAAAGAACACCATTATCAGGTATTCATAGTAGACATACATCAAGCGATTCAATACATAATAAATTATATATTGAATGCAAATATAGAAAAAGAATTGCTATTTTGGATATTTTTCCTGAAATAGCAAAAAAAGCAAGAAAGGAAAGAAAAATACCTATTCTAGCAATAAAATCCAAAACTTTAAAAGATGATTATTTTTTAATAAGAGCAAAAGATCTTTTAAAAATTGCTAAAGAGGTTATTAAATGAGTTTAGAAAAATATTTAAGAAAAGAACTTAGCCAAACAGAAATACAAAATAGAATACTGAAATTAGATAGATTTGAACTTAGTCCAGAAGGAATTAAAAAACTTGGAAAAGGCACATTCAGAATAGATATACTTATCAAAGCTATTCAAAGTCTTATGGCAGCAGAAAAACTTATTCCTGAAAACGGTTTAGCAACATTCAAAATTAATAAAAATAAGGAAATTAGTGCATCCAAATTTTTAAATAACTTGAGGAAGATTCATGAGACAGGAAGACTGGATTAAAAAAGTTGAGGCAGCAAATACAGGAAAACCGATTTTAGTTAGCAATCATTATAAAGCCCCTGATGAAACTTGGCCGATTGGTATATGGATACCATTATCTCAAGCTGAATTTCCTATTGATTATCGAACAGTATTACAAAATGAAATAGTTATAGATATTGATTTTAGGGATTGGAATAATATAAGAGAATTTGGTTCAAAAGTAATTACATATTTAAGAGAACATAAAATACCACACATTTTAGCCGATAGTGGTGGAAAAGGCATACATATTCATATATTTTTTAAAATTGTTTTAACAGATGATATTTTACCTCTTTTGACTAAAGCATATAAAAATGGCTTCCAAGAAAGAATAATTAGAACTTATTTATGGAATGAGATTTTAAGACTTTCGGGAATAGACAAAAATTATATAGGCAAAGGAAAACCATTTGACGATTCTACAGTTAATTTTTCTGATGAAACTAAAGGCAAATTAATAAGAGAGTTTGGTGGAAGAAAAGAAGCTGGTGTAGATGAATTAGGTAATGTAAAATGGGCATATAAAACTATAATAACCGATCTTCCAAAAGTTAAAAAAAGAGTATTTAATCATGATGAGGTTGTATATCCAGATAAAATAGAATTTTGGAATGTTCCTATAGGAAAATTAAGAACAATAATTAATAAATATTTATCTACTACAATCGAAGAAGAAAAACCAAAAGTTATTGAAAAATTTGAAGGTGCTTATACTACTCTTCCTTGTGTTCAAAAATTAATCAGAGAAGGAAACGAAGAAGGAATGAGACATGATGGTGCTGGTGTTGTTGCTTTATGTTGTGCTTTAGATAATTTAAGCGAAGAAGAAACTATGAAAATACTTAAACAATATCATAAAGCTTGTCTTGAAAGAGGAGGACAAACCCAATTTTCAGTAAAAGAATTATATCAATGGGTTGAATGGTATAAAAAACAGCCTTATATTTATTTTGATATAAGGACAATTAATTTGCTTACAAAATTTGGTGTTCATGATGCTAATTGTCCATGTAGATTAAATGAAAAAATGTTTGCTAATGCTATGGAATTTTTAAAATCTAATAATCTTTATGAAGAAATTCAAAAGGAATTCGATAAAGTAATAGTTAATGAAAAAGAAAATAGATTTTTATTATGGATGTGTTATCTCTCTGCTTATTTGGACGAAAGAATACATCCTCAATTAGCAGGGACAACATCTATTGGAAAATCTTATTTATTGAACAGAGTTTTAGATTTTATTCCTGAAGAAGATGTTTTAACGAGAGCTACAAGCTTTTCTTCCAAAGCAATAAATTATCTTTTGGCACAAGATCCTAATATTCCAAAAACAGAAGTAGATGGCGTAATGGTTCCTAATGTTGATGGAAAAATAATTGTTGTTCAAGAATTCGAAGGAGCACAAGATGCAATAATAAGTTTAAGACCATTAATGTCAGGTGATCAAAAAGGAATAGAAGCACATATAGTAGACAAAGACCCATTAGGCAGAAATGTTATTAAAAAATTAAAGGCTAACGGAATTCCTGTATTTGCTTGTGCTTCAACACAGCTTCAGCTTGATGAAGAATTTATGACAAGGACTTGGAGATTGGAATGTAACGATTCTGCAGAACAAACAAAAGCTATAATGGAATTTCAAGCAGAAGAGGATATTCATCCAGGTATTCATGTTGCTGATAGACAAGAACTAATAAAAGATGCTATTAGACTATTAAAAAGTAGATATAATAAAGTAATTAATCCATATTCTTTGCTTTTAGCAAGAAAAATGACTGTAACAGACGAGTATGTTAGATTAAGAAGAGATTTTAAAAAAATTAAAGAATTTATTAAAATCAGTGCTTGGTTACATCAATTTCAAAGACCAAAAATTGAATTAGATGGTACAACTTATATTATTGCTACTTTAGATGATTACAATCTGGTTAAAAAATTATTGGAAGAAAGTTTTGAATTAATAATAGAAGGAAGTGAAGAATTAAGAAAATTATATAAAAAATGCAAAGAATATGAAGAAGATGGAAGAGATATTACAGTATCTAAAATGGCGGTTTCTATGGGGTGGGGAACCGATAAAACATATAAAAATTTAAAATTACTTGATGCTAAGGGATTACTTTTAAGAGAAAAAGGTTTTGATGAAACTGATAAAAGAAGAGTAAGATGGGTTGTAAGACAAAAACAAAGACCGGTGTTTCCAGAATTAACACAAGCCGACTTAAAAGAATTTTATAACGAACAAAGAGATAAAGATCCACAAGTTGCTGAATTAATAAGCAAAATTTTGGAATAGTTAGTTGATTGACGAATTAAAAGGTTAAATTTATAAATAATAAATTCAATTAATTTTTATGCCAAAAGGTGAGTTTAAAATGGAAACGCAAAAACTTGTTAAAGCAGGAAAATATGGAATGAAAGGCGGATTGGCAGGATTCCTATTTGGGTTTGGTTTACAAGCCCTATTGGAAGTTGCTGGTTTGCCTGCAGTAGCATCTGTTCCTACAGCAGTAATTACTCCGTTAATTACCCTATTGGGTAGCGTTTTGGGTTTTGCTGAAGGAATGGAATAAATAAGAAAATAGATAACTATGAGAAAATTAACAGTTTACCTTATTTCTTACTTTATTTTTTTAGTTATGATTACTTATTTTTTAATTATTTTCCAAAAACCAATTAAAACATCAAATGAAAACGTGTGGGTAATCAGAAAACCATCTCCTTATGAATATACTTATAATTATACAAAAAAACCTCATACTTATAAACAATTAACAAGAGAACAAATATTATGTAAATGGTTAATATTTGCAGGCAAAAAAACTTATTATGATCCAATTTTAAATGTTACATGGCACATTCATCCTGAACTTAAAGCTTGTTCTTATTTAACAGAAGCTCATTAGTCCTTAAGATAAACAAATCTCTTTCTTTTTTAATTTAGGTTTGATTTTATTCGAATAAATCGTTTATAATATTAACAATTTTATCTGCTACTGGTGTTGCTGCTATGCTTTCAATTGGTGCCCCAGTATACCAAGCCGCTATACCAATAACTGCTCCAGTAATTATTGTTTTTACAAAATGTTTAGTTTTGAATTCTATGCGTTCATCTTTTTGTTTTTCTCTGGCATATCCAAGAATGCCCCAACCAATACCAGCTACAGCACCCCAAAACAAGCTTACTAAAGCGTTCATTTTATACCTCCATTTAATTTATTAGATTTATTAAATTTATTCTTTTTCTTTTGAGCCTATAAAGTTAATAACCCCTCCTTTTGTTTTTATATTGTCTTTATTTTTTAATACAAATTCATAAAAACAATCTTCATCACAAAAAGCTTTTCCTATAAATAATTTTTTAGGTTCTAAATTAACATCTTCTATTATCAAAGGATTTTTAATTTCAGCTCCACATGCTATACATTTAACCATTTTTCACCTATATAGTAAAGCCATAGATTCTATTTGGGTGGCTTGGTCTTTAAGAACAACTTTAATTTTTAAATTCCTTCCAGAAGCTGAAGCTTCAATTAATTCATCAGGAGTAGTTGAATACCAAGTTATACCGCCATCGTTACTAACATAATATTCTTCTGTTCCTTTGAGTTGCTCACCACTAATTTTTAATTGCATTTTAGTTACACTTAATGGTACTGTTTTTGTAATTGATATCATAGTTCCTGAACTTACTCCACTTTGAAGCTTCAATTTTCCATTATTAGTTTGAGTTCCTGAATGAGTTTCAACTTGCGAATCATCATCAAATGTAAAATTCCAGCTAAATCTTAATTCATAAGGATTAGTAATATCGGATAATTTTTGTTCCGATAAAACTCTTTCTTTTAATATTTTAGCCACAGTCGTTAACCCCCTCTCTATTGTAACTTTAGTACTTAACCCTTTTTCACTAATTTTATGGGTAAGTTCGATTATTTTATAATAAGTAGTAAGATTATTTGAAGGATCGCTAATAAATATCATTTCTCCTGGATTTATGGTTGGCAAACCTGGAAATGCTTCAGCTTCACCTCTATCTATAGCATTTTTTAATCTTTGTAATTCTTCATTTGCTCTTTGTTGTGCTTGTTCTATGGTAGTAATATTTGTATCAGTTATAATTTGTTCCTTTATAAACAAATTTTGTTGAGCTTCGGTATCTTCTGCAGTAGCAATTAGAGGACACCCTTCAATATCTTGGCCATAAACTATTACTCTATTTCTTACATCTGTAATATCAGTACCAAAACCGCTTACTGAAACTAAATTATCATTGTGAACTATAGCATCGGTAGTATTCCTTATCGATTTTTCTTCAAAATAATGACAATCTCCATTAGCATCTATATAACAATCAAATCCTGCTGCATTACATAGTTCAATAATACAATCCCAAAATGGCTTTTGATACCAATTAACCGTAACTGATGTAGTAGAGGTATTAACATTATTTGTAGTAAAATTAGAAGCATATGTGCTGAATAAGTCTTTAATTATTTCAGAAGTTTCTGTATTAGTATACTGTTTTGTAACAGTAATAGCTAAAAGTTTTTCTGCGTGGTGTCTGCCTTTTAATTCAATTTTAAATGCAGGATCTTTAGTATAGCCAACTTTATCTATAATTCCTTTAAAAACTTTGGTGGTTGCATTATCATAATCCAAAAAAAATTCGACTGTTTCTCCTCCAGAATAAACATTAGTAAATCGTTCATCAAGATTATCTAAAGATATGGAAAAATCACCAATGCTTTCTGTAGCTCCCATTGTGAATGATGCTTCATAAATATAATCAGTAACATCATCAATTGTTCCATCATTTCTAGTAATTTTTACTTTCCAATTTGGATGCTGAGTTGGTGGGATCCAAATATAACCTGTTTTTCTTAAAGTAACCATTTAATCACCAACAAGGTACACATTCAGTACAACACGATTCCCAAACTAAATTTGTTTCAATCCATCTACCAGAGCAATTTTCTAAATCGGCCCAAGCCCATTGCTCGACATATGCATATGGATCAAGATTTGAAATAAAAGTTTTTGGAAAATATTCTACTCTTATTCCATCGTTTTTTGAATTAGTAAGAGATAAAGTAATATTTGTACAATTATATTGATTAGTTAAATTAGGATAGCAAGTTGTAACGGTTGTGTTTTGACATATAACTTTTATAGCATCCCAATGATTCCATTCATGATTATCTCTTGTAAATGTAGGCTTACCATTTAATCTTAATTCAAATTGATCATTTAAAGTAATATAATCGGAAATTCTTATTAAATGATAATGCCAGTTTTCATCATCTTCTCCAGAGTCTTTACAATCATAAATTTCAACTAAATCAGTTCCATTATATATATATACTTCACCTTGTTCTCCGTCTTCTAATTCGTTTCCACAACTAGCATAAAAACCTACATAAGCTTCATCACAATCGCTTAAATCAAGCTGTTTAACCAAATAATCTTCATCTTCATCATAATCCCAAACACCTATATAATAAGTACCATTGGCAGCAGATTGTATCCCATTGCTAATTGATTGCAAATAATAAGTGCCGTCACTATCTGCTCCACAAGTATCCCAAGGGCAATCTACTGGACAATTTGTATTATGAGTCCAATCTTCTGCATCATCATAAAATACTGTATGATTTTGTACAACTCCTCCGGGTTGACAAACAGTTTGATTCCAATAAATGGATATATTCATTGGTTTATCGTAAGCTAAAGAGGTATAATTGAAAATAGGCATGTTATCTGTTTGACCATAAGGAGTCACATTTTTAGATGAATTACTGTCTGGAAAGAATTCAAAATAAGGCAAATCATAAGCAATTTTTAAAGAGAAATTTGAATATACAATATAAGCATAATGTGTATCATTTGTATCATAGTTTGGTGTGTGTGCTATTATAGTAACGTTCTGAGAACCATAATAAGGAAAATCGAGATCGTGAATTTTAAGAATGCCTTCCCAATTTGATGAATTTATTGATATTGGTACTATAACATTATTTTGCATATATTCGGTAAATTTTGATGTGTTCAATTCAAATGGATTAGGATTATATTCAATACTTATTTGACTAATTTCAACTATCCCGCCTTTGGAATAAACTATAATAGGAACTAAACAAATATCTTGGCTACATTCGTTAGTTAAATATTCATTTAGTTCTGAAGAAAAATCTGAAAGTGCTTCAGTTTGATATAAAGCATTTGTTTTACTCCATTCTATGTCTGCATCATCTCCAATATTAATATATGCATCTTCAGGATAAAAATAACCTACACTACCATACATATATGAATAACTAAAATCGCTTGTGGGAATATAAACCTGATATATATTAGCACCAGAATCTAATTCTTCTGCATCAGATAAACAGCTAGCATAAGCTAATGTACTATTTATTTTTTCCCACGCTCTAGAAGTATCATTCCAAATATAAATATCATTATAACAAGTACTTCCCCATTGATAAAAGCCTCCGAAACTATAAATATAATTTCCAATTTTTATTCCACCTTGACCGCCCCTAGACAAATCTGCTTGATCTCCTAAACTAGTATTCCATGTATCTGAAGTTATATTATATTCCCAAGTGTAAGGGCTAGCATAAGTACCACCTTTTCTTATACCACCCCAAACTAAAAATGTATCATTTTTATTTTGAGCTGCAGCTCCCCTGAATTTACCATACCAACTACCAGTAAAACCATCTTCGGATAATTCAGTCCAAGTTCCCGTCGTAAAATTATATTTCATTAACCAATGAACATAATCTCCACTACTATTAATTCCACCATGAATATACCAAGCATCGCCAATAACTACATTGTTTCCTCCAGCAACAGGTTTTGGATTATTATTCCCTACCTGTGTCCAGGTATTTGTTGTTCTATCATATTTATAAACAGCAGCAACAGGATTCGGATTTCCACTTTCTTGGTTTCCATATCCTCCATTTACATAAATATTTCCATTATATTCAACAACATTTACGTCCATACCCAAATCAACAGGAGCTTGAGCTTTCATTGTAACCTCACCTGTCGAAGGATCATATTCAAAAGTTCCATTTTTAATTTTATCAGGACAATTAATACATATTCCTCCAATTCTATATATATAACTTCCTATATGTCCAAAACTTGATCTATAGCAAGCACACATTAAACCATTCCAACTTTCATAAGTTTGATTAAATGGATTTCTAAAACCATTGACTTCAAAAGTTGCATAAGACATATTTTTTCTTGGTAAATTAAAATAAATTGTTTTTGCTTCAACCTGATTATATGTTAAATTCTTTGTTTTGCTTCCATCACTTAATTCAGAATGATGTAAAGTATTGCCATATAGCCAACCACGCATTCTATGGTCAATAATTCCATCATTACCAATATCTATATCTATATCAGTAGGCACTCCTAATTTATAATCAATATCTAAGTTAGTTATTTTTAAATAACCAACTTCATCACTTCCAAAAACTAAAGGTATATGACAATTTCCATCTGCATCTAAGTTACAACCCGAACAATCGCAATTGGGCAAAGTGTCATTAATCTCTATATGCCAGCTATTAGTGGTTTCGGGCGATTCGCCCTCGGTAAATTCACCACTATGAGACCATTCTATATCAGTATCGTTTGTAGCATCCATAAATGGATTTTCTACATAATTTAAATTAAATCTCCAAAAATCAGGATCTAGACTATTATCGTTTATCCAAATATATAAATCATTATCTTGATTTGCTATTCCAAATGCTTCTTCTACTTCTGTGTCTGGAACATCAATTAGTCCAATAAAAGTTTCTCCATAATCATCATAAATGCATATTTTTCTATCATTCCACATGCCGGTTATTAAATAAAATACGCTTCCGTGATCAGTTATGTCTAAAGGTCCATCCCCTAACACACAATCTGACATATCTATAGTTTCTATTAAATTACAATTAGTATCGTATTTATAAAATAATCCATCATCGCTATTTGGAATATAAATATATCCATTATCAGCATGAACTAGTCCGTCTGGATCATTAGTAGTCATTCCAGAATAAACACATTTGCCAATAAAATTTCTTCCATTAGCATCAGAATCATATTTTTGAATTTCTCTATAAGCACTATCAATTATCCAATAATAATTTCCATCATAATCTATTCTAGAACAATAATATCCACCATCACTATATGCAGTACAATTTTCAGGTTCCCAATAACCATCATAACTACCATCAGACATATCATAATAAAAAAATCGAGCATAACTTATACCAAATCCATATTTTTCAATATTAACAAAATGGCTTCCATTTGAAGTTGCATAACGAGCATAAGTTTGTACTCCCAAATCGTAATTAGCAGTACTGCTTGTAGTATTTAATAATTTTTTGCTATAAATATCTAAAACAGCGTTTGTTACATTGGCTTCTTTAGGAATTTTAATCCAAACTGTTTTATTTTGACCTTCATTTCCACCAGACCAAACAAGATATTTAATAGAACTTGAATCATTAAAAGCATGAATTGAAAATTGTTTTGCTCCACTTGCAGGAATGCCAGTAAAATTCCATTTAGCATCTTGTAAAACTATGCTTTCATTATGAAATTCAATATATACTGTTGTATTTGCAGAAATTTGTTTCAATTCAGTAGAATCGTTAAACATATGTTGATTAGTAAAAGCAGTCCAATCAACTTCTACATTATTTGTTCCACAAGTATAATTAGCTCCATATCCTTTTGCATAGATGGATAAACAAACATCACCACTATCTGATATTCCTGTAGCATTTATTTGATAACCTGTTTCATAATATCTATTTTGAGACAAGCCGTCTAAATACAAAGTTATAACAGGATCAAAAATTCTCACGTTTAAAGTTTGATTACCAATCTGTGGTTTGAAATAAATCATCATTTTACTTTCATTCTCAAATGCATATCCAAAATCAAATTGATCCATAGCATCTTTCCAAACAATTTTTACATTTTTTCCGAAATTAACCGAATCAGTATCATTAAAGTATCCTTTGGGCGAATTTTCAATGAATTCCAAATGTTGAATCCGCCAAACTAATTTATGTATGTTATCTTGTCTTTGAGAAGATGGAATCCATTGAATTTCATAATTTTCTGGAAAATTGTAAATTGTTGATTTTTCTGTTATTGTTGCTTTTTGAATTAAAATCCCGCCGCTCCCTGATGGATATGAATAAGCATAATAGGGGGTCTCTTTGATAATTGTTATACTATTTGTTGTATTAGTATAATAAAGTTTAATTAAGCTTGGTTTTCTTGCTAATCTTTCATAATAATTATCGACATAACATCTTGTTGGAGTTATTCTACTACAAATACTTAAATTATTGACCTTATCAAGTGAAAGCCAATTTCGTTTGTAATAAACTAGCCAATCTTCTTCAGCAGCAATATATCTTCCCGAATATAAAACAAATTTATCTTTATCATATTTCCATCTTAAATAATCTGATATACCTTTGGTTAAAACTTCTATTTTTTCATTTTGTTTAAAATCCAATAGAATATAAGTAGCATTAGGATACTGGTCTAATATAGCACGATAATCTTTTGGATATAAAGTAGTAACTAAAACAATAAGAATAACAATTGTTCCTATTGCTCCCATATATTTATATTTAGTTTTCATCTATCTCCCCCTACTACTAAAGATAACATTACTCCATATTCTTGAGGAGTATCTTCATCTGTTCCTTCTTCAGTTATGCTACATTTATTAAAATTAACATTATAATTTGTTCCATCATAATTTAATGTTACTCCACCACCGGCTTCAATCATTTGTCTTAATTTTGCCCTTTGTTGTTGAGCATTATCTCCTCCATAACCTGTAATATAACCATGTATATTAAAAATTTTGACAATTATTAAAAAATCAACTATTTGTGTTTTTGCTCCCAATCCCCATTTATTTTTTGGTCTAGGTATTCTTATAAAATTTAATTTCTTTTCATATACTTCTTCTACTTTCTCAGTAAATATTCTAACAGTTCCTATTCCCGATTTTGTTAAAGTTATATTATTAGTCATATTAATGCACCATCGATTTTAATTTTCCAACAATATAATCATCAACTTTAGACATCATTCTATCAATATCAATTTCTTGGGTTATTTCTGCTGTTATATTTATGGTTGGATTATAATTTATGGTAACCCCACCTAAACCCTTTAATTTTCTTAAAGGGATAACTGCTTCTGGTCCTCTTTCCCCCAGAACTCCAAGAGTTGGTCTCATAACAATTCCACCTGCTTGGAAAAACGTAAAACCACCAAATCTCCAAAATGTTCTATATACTCTTTTTACAATTATGGTATGCGTAGTTGTTATAGATTTTTTAATTTTATCTAATTCAGAGTTTATTTTTGCAACAGCGTTTTTTGTAGAATTTACCATTTGATTTAATGATTCTTGATATTTTGTATTAACAGTAGTTATATTTGCTTCGGCATGGCTTTGAAAATTACTTAATTGATCTGTTATATTTATTGTCATAGCAGAAAAGTTGGTTTGTATTTCATTTGAAGCGTTTTCTGCTGTTTGTTGAATAAAATTCCATTTAGATGAAGCATTTGATATAAATTCATTTAAATCAGCAGTTAATGCATTAGCAGTATATTGGCTCTGATCAACTAAAGTCGTAAATGCTTGTTCTCCAATATTTTCAAAGCTTTTTAATTGTTCGCTTACATTATAAATATTAGAATTTAATATATCCAAAGCAGAAGTAGAACTTTCTGTTGCTTCTGTTTGTTCGGCTAATGCTTTTTGTAATTCAGTCATTGAAATTTTTCCTTCACTTGCAGCCTGATATAAAGCTTTTAAGGCTCCTTCTTCTTTTCCGTATTCTGCTATAATTTCTTTGATTGGAATACCCATTGCTAACATTTGCTTAGTTGTTTCATATCTCATGTCTTGCATTGCTTTTTCAAAATTATATGCTGCATTTACTGATGCATCAGCAAACCGTCTAGAAATTTCGGCACTAACTTGAGCATGAAATGTTAAAAAGTTTGCTTCTGCTTTTTCAATTGCCTCTAATGCAGATTTAAAAGTATCACCAATACCGGGTATTTCTTTTAATGCATTTAAAATTTGTTTAGGAAGCCACAAAAATGCTTGAAGAACCCAACCGGCCATTTCCCAAAGACCTGTAACAACAAATTCAGCAACCGAAAGAACAATACTTCCTACAGTATATAACATCCTATGAATAATTCTTGGAATTAAACTTCGCATTTCAATTGATCTCATCAAAGCATGAGTTCTGAAAGAATCCCAATCTTTTTTCCTTTTATCCATTTCCATTTTTTGGGACAAACTTATAGCGTGTTGGCTTTCTTTCCATACAGAATAAACAATTAAACCAACAATAGCAGCAACTGCTGCAAATTTAAAAAGAGCAATTGCAGCAACTTTTGCGGTTATGGCAGTAGTTGGACCAACTCCTGCTAAAGTTCTTATAACACCATCAACTGCTCCTTTTATTCCAGTACTTGTAATTCCAAATATACCACCCAATTTTACTATCCAAGGAAATGTAAATTTTAAACTAATTATGCCTAATCCCAAAACTGCAAACGATTCCAAAACTTTTCCTGCAACCATTCCTATTACTAATAACCATCCTATAGCTTCTTTAATAGGATCTGGCAAATCCATAAACCAATACATTATGCTATAAAGAATAGGAGCTAAATCTTCCATAGTTGGAATAAATGCAACCATTAACATCGAATTCCACATATCAAAAATTCCGTAAGCCTCCATAGCTGGTTTTAACCAACTTCTTAATGTTCTTTCTAATTGTTGACCAAAAAACAACACTCCAAGCAATTCGAATTTAAATCTCTTCATCGTCCTGCCTAATATTCCCGTAGCTTCTCTAACAGATAATTCTTTACCTCTTATCCTATCCCACCATATTCCCCCCTCTTTTAATTCTATATGAGCCACTCTCATTTTTTCTTCAAGTTCGTCAGAAGTTAATCTTAAGGTTTCCATCATATCTTTGTATGCATCCATTTTCATTTTGCTTAAAGTTTGAATTTTCGCAATTTCTCCTATTGCTTCTGCTGTTGTTAAGAAACCACGTGTTCCTTTTTTAACAGCAGCCCCAGTTCTTAAAAAAGTAATTCCTGTTTTTTGTGCATCTGTTAGTAAATTATTTAATGCAGAACCAGCTCTACCTACATCTCCCAAATTTCTTACTATAAAGTCTATCAAAACCCTTAATCTACTAGTTGCTTCAGGCATATTTTCATCTTCTTATTTTCGGGACTTTTGGTGTTTTTAATTGTTTTTTTAAATCCTCATTTATATATGATATCAAATTTACTAATGTTGGAATAGGTATTTTTCTGAATTCTTCTATTGGTATCCAGCAACCATAAAATTTCATTAAGTTATGATGTATTACTGCTAAATCGGTTTTTTTATGTTTTTCTATTATCTCTTGTATCTTTAGCATTCTCCTCCTCTATTTTTTAGATCTTCTTGCTGCTCTTAATTTTTCTAGCCTTTCTTTTATTGCTCCTACTTTTTTAGCTCCTAAATCATTTATCTGAAATAACGCTACTGATAATGCTATGAAGTTGGCAGATACAAAATTATCAATTTGTTCTTCGCTTAATTTTGGATAAGATATTTTAACCATTTTTTTGATTAATTTAACTAAAATCTCTATTGTTTCTTTATCCATTGCTTCAAGCCATTTTTCTTCTTCTCCTGGCTTTACTTTTGTTGTAAAAACTCTTATTACTTTTAATAGTTCTGGAATGTCTTCTGCTCTTAATGGCAAGAACTTAAAAGTATCTTCGCCTATTTTAAATTCTTGTGCTAATCCCATATGTTTTTCAAATTTTTTAATTTCGTTCTCTTCTATTTCTACCATCTATTCACCTCACTTTTTTTTAATTTGTATAACTCTCCCGCTTAATGTTTTTATTTCTCTTTCTTCCTGTTCTAAAAATTTTCTTTCGAGTATTGTTATTCTTTGGGAGAGTTCTTGAAATTTTATATCTCGGACAGCATAATCAACTAAATATTTTAGAGTCATGCCATAATCATTACAAAATTCTTCTTTAGCTAGTTTTTTAAATATTTCAAGAGTCTTTTCAGGAACTCTTGATATACTTAAATCTGGTTTGTGTTCTTTTATAAATTGTTTTACTTTTTCAACTTGGTTTTGAGTTTCATTAACGATTTATACCACCTCTTTTTTGATTTATTAAAATGAGGAATGCGTTTACTTAAATCAACATAAAATTTAAAACCTTTTTCATTACATTCTGTAAAAAACCAAATATCTTCGCCAACATGAAAATAAGGAGTATAACGGAATCTTACTCCTGCTTCAAATATTTTTCTATGAATTAATAAGCATGCAACTGATGTACCCCATACCTTATGCAAGTCTTTTTTCTTTTTCATTTCTCTGATTTCTTTCCATGAGTAATAAGATAATCCTCTTATACCATTTTTCATTAAATATCCATCTTTTAAAACACACGGCACTTTTTTTTCAAATCCCATATGAATCAAAGCCCCCACTAAATCTTTTTTATGTTTTAAGAGTCTTTCAATTATATTTCTAGGAGGAATTACATCAGTATCTAAACTTAATAAATACTTGATATCTGGATGTTGAAGAACATAGTTGATTATGGCGTTTCTGGCATTGGCAATTCTTTCAAATACATTTTCCCTGTATGGAATTTTAATTACTTTGATACCCTTTCTAATTAACCATTTACTAAAAGACTTACTTTTTCCATTGTCTACTAATAAAACGGAATAATTGGGATATGAAAGATTCTTAACCCTAAGCAAATATTTAACCAATATATACTTATGCCCTTCCCACGTTGGAGCAGCTACCAAGACCTTCGGTTTTCTCAATCTATTCACCTTTTCCTTACTGAATTGATTACCAAGTATATGCTGATGAAGAGTTAGGATTGTAATTCGTTGAATTATAAGTATTTAATGCATTTAAAGATGCTGATCCATCTGTAGATTGTTCCATAATATTAGCAACACCATTGGGATTAAATGCCGGTACTTTGAATGATAATGTAAATTTCAAGACGCCATCAGTGAAACTTGGTTTCATACTAGTACAATAACAATGTGCAAATACTATTCTATAAGCATTAGATCCCGAAGATACCGCACCATTTGCTGTAGTAACGCTAGTATCATCAGTCCAAAGTATTGCAATTCTATAAAGCTCCCTATTTCTTGAAGCCGTTACTTGCAAAGGTTCAGAAGCATCCCAATTAGCTTCTGTGGTATGGAATAATTGCGATAATCCTGTTCCTCCTTTTACATCTATATCGGTTGGATATGCTTCAAATGTTATTGTAGTTATATCCTGTGGAACTTTCTTTACAAGTCTTCCTCCTGCTATACTTGGGACTTGGTCTATATCTTTATCTCCCATATCTATGTCAATAGTTTCTGTTAAAGTTGCAAATTGTATATCGTTATTAGTTTCTGAACCATTACCATAATAGGCAACCGCTACCAACGCAGTTTCTGACCATGCACCAGCAGGTAATGTCATATTTTATCACCACGTATAACTTGTTCCTCTTGGAGGATAGTTTGTAGAATCATATGCACTTAAAGCAGAAAGTGCTGTATTATCTCCTGATTCTTCTCTTATATTAGCTGTTTTTTCAGGATTAAATGCTGGACATTTAAAACTGAATGTAAACTTTAATATACCGTCTGTGAAACTTGGTTTCATGCTTGTCATATAACAATGTGCAAATACTATTCTATATGAATTAGTTCCTGCAGCTGTTGATCCAGCAGCAGAAGTTGCTGATGTGTCATCAGTCCAGAGTATTGCTACTCTAAATAAATCTCTGCCTAAACTAGAATAGGTTTCTAATGGTTCAATAGTATCCCATGTTCCACCTTCAAACATCTGGGAAACGCCTGTTCCATCAGCAGAATCTATATCTATTGGATAGCCTTCAAAAGTAATTGTTGTAATATCTTGAGCTACTTTTTTTACTAATCTTCCCCCCGCTACACTGGGTATTTGGTCTATATCTTTGTCGCCCATATCGATATCTATAGTTTCTGTTAAAGCTGCAAACTCAACATTTGAACCATTGTGCTTGGTAATTGTCACCAACGCAGTTTCACTCCATGCTCCAGCTTTTAAAGCCATATTTCATTAATCCTCCTTATTTTTAATATTTTCGTTTATTTTAGGAATCTTTACCGACTTTACTTTTTCAATAACAAATCTTGGATCATTTTCTATACCCTGAATATTCCCTGTTATTACTTCATCTCCTTCTCCTATAAGTTTGATTTTTTTTCCTGATGAATCTAATTTTACTGGCAATTTTGCATTTGGCGAAGGTCTATTTTTTAGGTACCACTCCGATACTTTTACTTTGTATTTCATTCAATTCCTCCAAACGTTTTTTCTAAAAAGGCATCCACTCCTTTTTTTAGGAGTGTTGGGATATTTGGTCTAATATCCTCAACCGCCTTGCTTACATGAGGAGTATATTTTTTAACATAAAAATATCCTTTTTTACCCGGTTTAACTCCTTCTGCACCGGTCATATGTGCTTCTAACCATCTTTTTGCATAAGGTGTGATTGGAGCAAAATGAGGCTCAAAACCATATTCTTGAAAATGTGACCACCAAACTTCATTATATACAATCAATTTACGTCCGTTTTTTTCTTCGTCTATTCTATAATTAAGACCCTTAACTAAATGTTCTTCAAATCTTGGAGCATATTGTTTTGCTAATTTTATTATAGTATTTCCAATAGTTTCAATATAAGGATCTAATATTTTAGGTAGGTTTCTTAATAATCTCCATCTTTTATTAATTTTTTCAGCTCCTTTCATTTGAACTCTAACAGTAAATGTTACCATTATTATCCACCAATATAATTAAAATTTACCATTATTCTTTTCATTCTTATAACTTCAGGGAATTCAGCAAGTTTTGCATCTTCTTCATATTTTTCATAACTTTTAAAAACAAAACGATTTTGAAGTATGGTTGTCGAACCATCGCTAGATGTTGGATTTTTTAAAATTTTAATTATTTCATCAGCAATTTCATCTCTATGATTTATTTTATGTGCCCAAACTCGAATATCCAAACGTATTGTTGGAATTCCGATTTTCCCTTTAGTAGGATGAATAGTTAATCTATTAGCATTCTCTCTATCTTCAGTAACTATAACAAAAGGAAGATTAATTTCAGTAGTTGCTGGTCTTGATTTATAAATCCATTCAGATCCAGGACGAGGCGGCGTTTGTTTATCAGTGAGATTTTGCCTAAGAACATCTCTAAAGAAAGTAATTGCATCATCTCCAAGAGTATCTAAGCTAACCAAATTCATCACATCTCCAACGAGATTATACCCAATGGTACTAAAGAAGCCTTCAACAAGGCATAGTTATCATTATATTTTATTTAGAACTGAAGTCGAATTTATAAACTTTAAGTTTTTGAGCTTGTGACACACTCAGGTTTAAAAACCTGAGCTTCTGAGGTCGCTCACTGGATTGTTAATCGGAATCTTTATGTCTAAAGCCTCAGTTCTGGGTAGTGTCACAACTACCCCTACTTTGGAGATATACCCCAAAGCTCGTTTTCCAATGTTTATAGCACCATTCCTATCTGCGTTATCTTCTAACCCACACTCACATTTGAACAATCCGTTTTTTCTTATCCCTTTCTTTCCGCATTTATGACATATCTGGGAAGTATATGCCTCTGGAGCTTCTAAAACAAAAATTTCTTCCTCAATTGCTTTATACTTGATGTATTGAGCCAATTTGTAATATGGAAATGAGTTCAATTTTCTATTGAATTTCCTTCCCTTATTTTGCTTCCTTATTCCTTTTAGTTTTCCAAAAACTATCAAGCTGTTGGTTTCCTTTGCCCAATTAACTATTTCTCTAGAAATTTTATGGAGAAAGTTATTTACAATTCTCGCTTCTTTACTTCTTTTTATCCATTTATAATATCCTCTAATTTCTTTCTTCGCTAATTTCCTTCGCAGATAGAAATAGTGCCCTCTTATTTTCCTCAATTCATTACCATAAAACTTTGGTCTAAGATTACTTAGGTCACAGACCGTAGCAATCCATTTCAGCCCAAAGTCTATGGCTAAAATTGAGGAATATGATTTTTTAATTTCAACTTCCTTTTGAACAGTTATCAATAAAAACCATTTGTTATTTTTCTTAACAAGCTTTGTTTCTCTAATAGAATGATTTAATAATTCTTCTTGAGTAGGAGAGAATTTAATGGCAACCCATACTCCACCTCTTCTATAATAACAGGGAATTTTAAACCAATATTTGCTAAGCTTAGTATTTTGTTTTTCTATTTTTAGAACATCCCTTCTTATTATCAAAGGATATTCTCTCTTATTTCCATTAATTTGTTTTTTCAGTTTTAAAGCTTGTTGCTTAATGGCTGAGTATAGAGGAGCATTTTTTCCTTTCAAAACCAATTGAAAATTTTGATATTCTTGACTAATGAGTTTGGCTTTGGTTTTTGTCAATCCTATTATTTTTGCCTTTATAGTTTTACAGATTATCATTCTTCCTCCACCTTGACTATTTTAACATAATCTCTTCTTTTATTCCTTCATTTTTCGGGATTGACACCAACAATTGGTTTGTTGCTTTGTTTTTCCAAACTTTTCTGATTATCATAATATTAATTAATATTAAAGATTTAAATATTATCGACAATATAATATTATGTGAATGAAATTCATCCCAGCATTAAAATACCAAGTTTTCTTTCGTTAAGTTTTTGTAATTACATCAGATAATGAAAAAGTCTCTGTTAGTGTTTTAATATAATTTGTGTGTCCTGTTGGTCTATAATCTTCCCTTTTACAAAATGCTTGAATAAAAATAACATTTCCTGCTACAGTTTCTGGAAAAGCTTCTGTTATTCTATAATATATGCCTCGATGAATAATTCTGTCTTCTTTAACTATATTTGCATTATGATCAAAAAATGCTATGGCATCACCTACTTGTAGTAGTCCGCCCATTTCTTGTATATCTTCTAATCTCATTATTTGTACTACTGCATCAATTTCTGTTTGATTTATATATTCTACTGGGTTGTCATCAGCATCTTTATCTCTAGTTATGGATTGATAAATTATTGTTTCTTTTGCTTTATCAAAAATATTTTTCACTCCTTTTCTGAATTGATTAACTACACCGACTACCATTAAATCACCTGTTTATATTATTTAATTGATGTTTCCAAAAGTCTGGGTCATCTGTTCTTCTTGTCATCCTACTTTTTAACATATGTAAAATTCTTTCGTATAATCTATAAAATTGAGTAAAACCACTTGTCATATTCTGTAAAGTTAATTTGCCTAATTGTAATTTTTCATAGTATCCTGTTTCAATTCTTGTAAATGCTAAAGCAGCAGTTAAATAAGCACATGCCTGTTTTAACATTGGATGTGGATCGCTTTCCGATACTGGTGCATAAACATAGGTTACTGTCAATGTACTCCCCGATTCTGGTGCATCTTCTAAAACAAATTTGCCTTCATTTGGATATATTTCGGATATAGTCATTTCAGTTTTGGTTCCGTCACTTGCATATTTATAAACAGTTATATCATCTGTATCTACATCTCCATCATCATCTGCATCTCCTATATACCATTCAAACGATTTTTTTACGTAAAACGTCTTATTACTTCCATCTATTTTGTTTTCTCTTGTTAAATCGATTTGTTCAACTTTTTCTTCTATTATTTTAGAATTAATTTCGTGATTTATTTGTGCCATAGCAAATGTGATTATGTCATAAAGCCTTGAATCACTTATATCATCTGATGATAAATTGGCTATTGTCCTAACATCTTCTGGACTACAATATCCTCTCCATTTCCCGCCTTGCATCGAGTCTGAATAATCGGAATAATAATAACTACCTATTGTTCCTCCTCTAAATCTTATCTTATACCAATGATTAGTTGTTCCGCTGGAATCAAAATATGTATTATCGGTTATATCCTGAATAGCTATTTCATTATAAGTTCCTGTTTTAGATGTTGCTCTATAAATTACTGTTTTATCATATGTGACTTCAGTTAAATCTGGTATCCTCCACCTTAATAAAACTCCCATTTTTTCACCTATTTTTTAATTAATTATCTCGAATTTATATCCCTTCTCTATCTATCTCCAATAATTTGGGTTTTTGTTTTTTTGTGCTTATAATTTTACCAATAATTTTGCCAACAACATCCAATTCAGGTTTAATTGGTATAGCCTCTATTATTAATTTAATTGGCGGAGTTATAAGAACATAATCATTTAAATTAAGTGTTTCGGTAAACTGTCTTATAATTACTTTTATTATATTAAAAGAATCAATCAAAGTAATATATTCAGTGAATACCCTTGAAGCACTAATAATTCTTGTAAATATATCAGAAAAATTAATAACTTCAATTAAAATTTTAGAAGCGGTTTTAAACGAGCTATCAGTTAATATAATTATTTCAGCAAACGATTTAATTAAATTTTTTGTTAAAGTATCTGTAAAAACAAAAGAATCTATTAAAATCTTATAGGATAATTTTTTAATAATATCATTTAAATCTAAAGTTTCTGTTAATAAAAGTGACACATTTTTAAGAATCGAATCCGTAAAAGCAAGTGTTTCTATAAATGTTTTTGATGAGCTTCGGGTCAAAATATCTATAAAATTCAATGTTTCAAAAATATTTTTTTGTGGTTGTTTGCCTAATATATCATTTAAATTAATAGTTTCATCCCACGTTTTAGACAAAACTTTTATTGTAATATCATTTAAATTAATGGTTTCATTTTGCATTTTAGATAAAAATTTTATTATAATATCATTTAAACTTAATGTTTCAGTATATGTTCTATAAGCATTCCATGTCCTATTGAATATATCATTAAGGTTTAATGTTTCAGTACATATTTTAAAATATGCTTTAAGTAAAGCTATATTATCTTCCAAATTTAATATTTCTGTATAAATTCTTTGTAAAGTGGCTTGTCTTTCAAAAACATCTTGTAAATTGAATATTTCGCTAAATGATCTAACTGCATTAAATAACCGATTCATTGAATCTGTTAAAGTAATCAATTCCGAAAAAGATTTTGATGTTTGCTTGGCTATAAATTCATTTAAATTTATAGTCTCTAAAAAAGATTTTGACGCTTGTCTAATTATAAAATCATTTACGTTTATAGTTTCTGAAAGTTTTTTTAGTGTTTGTTTAATTATAAATTCATTTAAATTTATAACTTCTGAAAAAGATTTTGATGTTTGTTTGGTTATAGATTCATTTAAATTTATAACTTCTGAAAAAAATTTTGATATTTGTTTAATTATAAATTCATTCAAATTTATTGTTTCAGAAAGGCTTTTTTGAGTCTGTTTAGCTATCTTATCTGAAAGATTTATAGTCTCAGATTTAATAAGTGCTGTCTGCTTAAAGCTAGAATCTTGGAGATTTAAAGTTTCACTTAAGGTTTTGTAAAATTCTGCATACATCGGAATTTGTGGCGGCATATTTTTCACCTAAATTATATCAAATTCTATATTTACTCCTGGGTTTGCAGAAACCTGAGTACAATTTGCATACCCCCATGTATAAATACATTCATTAACACCTAAATTTGAATAAATTGTTTGATAATTTGTAGTCATAGCAATAGCATCAGCAATAGCAGATGAATTATCTTTAGTGAACATTATACTCCAACCAGTATTCGGCGTTCCAGATAATTTTGCTTGAACACCTCCTGAAATTGTTCCATTATTACAAATCCAAAATATGCCATAAACATCAGTTTGATTTCTTGGCTCAACCCAATAAGATGTATAGTCCGGACCACAACCATATCCAGAATCATTAACTGCCCATCTGAAAATTGAGGTTTGGGGTGGGCCAAATGTTATATTCATATCGGGTGCACCAATTGTAAAATAATACGGCAGTATATAAAAATTCGTATTACCAGCATCATCAGTTGCGTTTGCTATTAAATAATATTGACCACTCGGATAGTTTGTCGAATCGAAAGTGTAATATTCTGTTCCTTCAGGTATGTTGTTGTCTGCTAAAACATCTGCCAAAGTCCCGTTTGCGTAGTAAAGGTAAAGTGAATAGTTGAACGGGTCACTATTGGGGTCTTTGGATGGTTCCCAGGTTATGTTAAACACTCCGCTGTATGTGTCATTTCCAGGTATTATTATTTTTGGTGCTGGTGATGGTGGCAAGTTTGCTATTGCATATGAATCTTCTTGAACACTTGAATTGCCACAGTTTTCCAACATATCACAGGCATAAACTTTATAACTAAATGTTGTCAATCCATTTCCATTAATTTGTATAAGCCAGACATCTGGAGTGAAATCTTGATTAGTCCATGATGTTCCTCCACTTGTTGTTGTCTCCACAGAGTTTGAATCTATGTTTGCATATTCAACTTCCCAATCCGAACCAATTACAGGATAAAATACTATGAATCCTGTTTCTGATATTTGAACTGCATCCAAATATGAATTTTCATCTCCGTAAAAGTAAATATTTTGGTAGTAATGCGTTTCATCTTGAGATATTAATGTAGTTAATGGCACACAATAATCAGAGTTATATATTTTGCCGTTTGTGTAAGAACTGTTACAATAATAAACTATTAAATCTCCTGTGATTTTATGCAGTCTTGCTTTCAAAATATAAGTTGTATTTGGATGTGTTGATATGTTATAGAATCTAACCTTTAGTGCTTTATTATTTGAGTCCAACGAATAGTTATATTTTGTTGCTGAAGCCATTGTTTCTGGGTCTACATTAAAAACAGATGGATTGTATGCGTATGTATGAAGGGTTATGTTAAATACATCCGTGATGTTGGTCATAGTATGCTCGTGAACAAATTCCTGTGCAGTTCCATTTATAAACTTCCACGGTTGGTTCGGGTATTGCGAATCGTTTATCCAATGATAAAATCTAACACTCGATGCATTAACACCAGATTCGTCTGTTATGGTAACATTTACATACAATTTCCCTATAGTGCTTGAATTTATGTCTAACGGGTCTTGTTGCCAATTTGAGAATGTTGGTGGATCTATGTCTGCTACCATTCCATACTCTTTTGCTATTGGGTGGTAATCTATATTATCTGGTGCTAATTCATAAGGACTATCACAAAAACCATCTACCGGATTAATATCATTACATTCAACCTCGCTAAATCCAGTTCCATCAGGTTTGAACCAAGCATTTCCCCAAATATAACCTAAACTATCATTCCAAATATTTGTTCCAGATTGATATGTTGTATTCCAATTATTTCCATATATCGCAACATAACTAATATCTCCAGAGTTATTAAATAGATTATTATAAATAAAATTATCTTGGGGGTTGTTTACTAATCTGATTGAATAATTACAACCACGAATAATGTTGTTTCTTACTGTATTATTATCACTACCGCCGAAGCAAATCCCATTTGCTACAGCATTTTCAATTGTATTATTTTCTATAATATTATAATCACCCCCGGTAAATATTGTTATACCGTCTTGTCCCGCAGATAAAATAGTGTTATTTGTAATATTCGAATAAGTAAAATATGGATACAGATTCATACCATCATTTCCTGTATCTGATATGACATTATCTGATATTTTAATATTTCCTGGGCCCTCATAACCAGTATAATATAAATATATTCCATAACTTATAGTTGATGAAATTGTATTATTCAAAATATCAACTTCGCTTGTATAAGCAAGATGTATTCCTTCATCCCAATCTGTTATAATACAATTTTTAATTGTTATGTTTGCTACTTGCCAACCTGAGCGTGAAGCATAAACGCCATATGTGTCAGAATTATCTATTCCATCTATTGTATTCCCTTGACAATCTAAAGTTACATCATTAGCAGAAATATTCATACAATAAGAAGTCGATGAATTTATTATATTAACAGTTAAATAATATATTCCTGAAGAAGTTATATTCGAACAAGTAGATAATGATGTTTCTTCCTCTCCTATCGAATATGTTGGTTCTGGTTCTGCGTATTTGCGGACTCGGTAATTATCCACTCTGCAAGTGTCTGAAAACTTTCCGCCTACCCTAACTCCCACATATCCGCTTGTCAAACTTGTGTCGGTAGCAGACACAGAATTTACTCCGATAATTTCGCCGATAATAGTTCCATCTGGTTTTCTTGTAACTCTGAAATCATACCATACATTTTCATTAATAACTTGTGAAACTTGAGCTAAACTAGTTCCCGAGCCTCCTACCTGTTTATCAATTATTAATTTATCATTATAACCCACTACAAATATATAGTAATTGTCTTTTGTTAAATCGCCGTGAAAGAGAATCTCGCCTAAATCGTTTGTGGTAACTTGCATAATTTTGCCTTCAACAACAAAGCCGTTTGTATCTGAAAACTGCGTTACATTTTCTTCAATTAAACCCTCAATTGAAGAGGTGGAACTAACCTCTAAATATCCATTTGTTTCCGATGCTGTTCCAGTTATTAAAGTCCATTTATCACTATAATCTCCATCTTCGAAGTCATCGAAGAAATCGAAAACCGCTGAGCCGTTGCTTTCTGAGGTTGCATTCGGGTTTCCATAATACATGTAAATTGTTTGTAATGAATCTGCTGGAATAGAAGGAATTTTAATCCATACTACTGCCCATTCACCATCAGATTTTTCTTCAACCCAATAACGTGTTTCTATTTCGCTTCCAAATGACTCATTATACCAACTAAATCTCAAGTCATCAAAATCTGTTTGCATATCGGAATCGTAAGATATATTAATAGCAATTGAGTAATTCGTTAAGTTATTACTAGACTGTTCTAAAATACAAATACCTTTTCTTTTAGCAAAACTGTTGTTAAGCCAATCAGACGATGCTGAACACAATCTTGTAGTAAACAGCACTGTTTTCGTTGATTCAACACCCTCTGAAGAATTTGCCCATATTGTAACATTCTGGTTACCTTCATACCAATCGCGTTCAATTTGCGTGTTCGTGTTATTTGCATAGTTATCATTTGAATAAATTTCTGACCCGTTTGCGTATACTTTAACTTGGTAAGTAGAAATATTGCCGTAAACAGTGAAGTTAATTGGAATAGATATAGTAGCGCCTATATCTATGTAAGTGGTGTTTTGTGGTGAGTTTATAATAATGATTGGTGCAATCGATTCTTCCCCGCCTATCGAATATGATGGTTCTGGAGAAGTGTATTTGCGGATAGCAACAAAATCAAAAAAAGCATCGTTTTGCTGCGAATTTATACCTATATAACCTGAAGTTGGCTGGGAGGCTCCAGAATCAGTCCCGCTAATATAAAGCTCTCCATCCAAATACCAATAATAATTTAATCCCTGTGCTCTCATAGATTCACGATGATATACTGTCCAGTCTTTATCACCGGTTCCTCCTATTGCAATAGACACACCATCTATATAATCGTATATCATATTTGTAATATCGTTCGTGCTGTGGAAATCAGCAATAGCCTCTCTCAAGGCAGTTTTATCTTGTCCCCTCATGAAAACACGGAAGTATTTGTTGCCTTTCATTCTTGTTTCAACAGCATAGTTTCCATCGAAAGTCGTAGATATCCACAAAGTTCTTTCGCCGGTGCCGGGTGATATTTTACATGCATCACCATTATAGGCATCTGCATCCTCTACAATACTTGCCGTGCCAGCACCTACTTGTTCCCACTGGCTTAAATCTCCGCTAAAATCATCGAAAAATTCAAAAACTGCTGAGCCATTGCTTTCTGAAGTTGCCGAAGGATTGCCGTAATACATATAGATTGTATAATTGTCTGTCGTTATGTTCTGGTCTACTTTAACCCATACTACAGCCCATTCACCATTGGATTTTTCTTCAACCCAGTAAGGCAGTTCTGTGTTTTCAGAACCGTTCACGAATCTCAAATCGTCAAAATCTGTTTGCATATCGGAATCGTAGGTTATATTTAGTTTTACTTGATAACCTTTTGGTGTGCTTCCGCTGGATACAGACAGGTTTATTGGTCTTTTTCGTTCCCAAGAGGAATTCCACCAACTCAATTTTGCCAACTCGAAATCCGCTAACTTCGGCACAACATCTACCACAATATTGCCTAATTTTGCCTTTCTTCTTCCCCACAAATCTATTATAATAGGTTTGTTTGCTTTTACATTAAGTGTTTTGAGTGGTTTCCATATGTATCTTTGTTTAGCAGTGTTGTAAGGGTTACAAATCGCTTTACAATCCTGCCCAATCGTTCCGTTTGCGAATGTGATATTTCTACATTTATATGTGCAATTACTTATCGTCACAGTGTAGTTTTCAATTACTAAATAGTCAATTCCCCAGTCGGCAAACTCACTCGATCCCTTTCTAATCAGCATATCGAGTTTGTCAAATTTGTAATCTTTATAGAATTTAAGTTCGATGGGCAAATGGCAATCAGACAAGCACTGCGGAGTATACTTCCTGCCAGCGATTTCGGTTAGCCTGTATTCTCCCGCTCTCCGCCAAACAGGGTCTATATATGTCCGATTATCTTTCGGGAAGCCAAAACTCCATTTGACATCTTCGAAAGCATCTTTTTTATAAGCTACAATCTTGATTGTATAATTTTTCCCCGACCTGAAAGCATAAGAATATTTAGCCGTTTTCCCTCCTTTGCACCAATAACAACCGCACCACCTTCCCGTGCAACCTTCATTCAGGTCTATTTCTCGCCAACCGTCTCCCCATTTCCTATACAATTTCCAATCCTTAACCGCCTTGGAAAAGTTGAAAGGCGTATTTCTACCGTAAGGGTCGTAACCAAGCGGATACAAGTAGAAATCCGAATTGGCGGTAAAGGTAACTGTCGCCCAGCAAGGGTCGTCTACCGTTCCGCCACAAACTCTACTCCAATTGTAATCGTGAATCGTGATGATGTTGGCATAAGACAAATAGATAAACAGAACTATCACGAGAGGAACGCTTCCCAGTCCTACTGATATTGCCCACTTCTTCACGCTTTCCCAATATATCCTTTTGTTCTTTTTCATGACTACTTACCCTCCAAAATAATTTCGTTATTTGGCAAAATTTTCATTATTGTTTTGACGTTTTTTCCTCTAACTGTTCGTTGAAATCCTATATTATATATAACTTCTTTAGGAGAGCTTACTTTTATATCTCTCCAAAAAATTAATCTAAGTGGAGGGGATAACTTAACAGTAAATTTATGACCATCACGAGTAAGAACAACTTTTTCTATGTCTGGGTTATTATAAACAGATTTAACTAACTCGTTTGAAGAAACAAGCCTAATTCCGTTTTTAAAATATACCTCGCATTGCATTGCTTATCGCCATTGCATTGGCTTAATTTAGTTTAACTAGCCTGAACTTTCCAAGTAATTTGCAACGAATCACCGGATGCAACATTAATTGCCGAAAATGTTTGTCTACAAAGCATTGTTCCACCAGATGGAGCATTAAATACCCCACTTTCTGTTACTGCAAACGATGCTGTGAATGTAAAAGTTGTTACCCATTGTGCAGTATCGTTTGTTACAGTTGTTGTAACTCTTGAACCTGTTACATCTGCACCGCCTCTTCTTTCTCCTCCACCACTTGTTATCTCATGTTCTAATTCAGTATCAGTTGAATCTGCAGCAGTTGTTCCCGTACCTATTGCTATATAATCAAACGATGTTCCACCAACATCATCAACTAATAAGCCAGCCACTTCTGCTAATCCTGCATTTGTTATCACATTGGGTACGATTCTTGTATCTATAATTTGTCCATTTCTTATATGATCTAACTGAAACCATCCTTTAAGCTTAACGCTTTCACCCGATAAACTTTTACCCGTTTTTTTTATTATTCGGTCATTCATTGCTACATCTTCTTGCATTTTTTCTCCTCCATAAATTATAACCATAAATTATTAATTTGGGGAATACAATTCCCATTTAAATTAACTTTTATATTTCGGAGTTCTATGAACACATATCACAGTATAATCGGCTCCATCGTGAACAACTGAAATTACTTCGTCTGGAGATTTTCCCTTTAATTCTGCCATTACTTCAGCTAGTGTACCTTCTAAAGTATACCAGTTTCCATATTCTGTTTTTGTTACAGCCATATTACATCAACTCAAGTATTTTATCAATTCTATCTTTTTCGTATCTTGGTATTCTTCCTCTGAATCCTAGACTTCGTAATAAACTAATTTGTTGACTTTTATTCATCGCCTTTAATTCTGCTTTAGTGTATTTCTTTGGTTTAGGAGCATGTCTAGGAACAGGTGCATTACTAAAACCATAAGCCCCCATTTAATCACCTTTAAATACGTACCACTTCCAACTTTGCTATTAAGTCTGGCATATCCATGCCACTTCCGCTTTCATCTTTGTAAAATGTAACTACTGTAGCCAAAGGTAATACTCCATTTGATATAGCTCCCAGATTTTTTTCTACATAAGCACTTGCATTTACTCCAGTATCGAATGTTACATAAGCTATATTTGATGTTGATGATCCATCTGTTCCCCTGTTATAGAAACCTAATGTCATATTATTTGTTTGTGCTCCAGTAATAGCTGATTTAGGTATTATTGATGCTTTTTTTATTTTACATCTAAACGGTGCAGCAAATACCGGAACTTCGGTAGTACTACCTGCACTTACCGCAGATACTCCTACTTCTATAGTTCTTGGTTTTCCATACCAATATTTATTCCCCATTTATACACCTCACTTAATTGAATACCAGCATTCAGTATCAACTGAATGCCAGTAGACCGCTTTACGCAGCCCAATTAAGCCATAACCTTCATTGTATTGAAGGTTATGAGTATCAAAAGATACTCTTAACGGCTATTTTTGTCTTCGGCATCCCTACTCATCTAAAACCTTTATATGACAAATGGCATCGTTATGAAGCGAATCTACTGCATATGCTTGTTCAAGTATTAATCTTGTTTCTAACTCACTTGGATATTCGAATACTCTAAGTCTTGGTCTTTGTCCCCAAGCTAATGCTGCACATACTCCTGCTTTAACCACATAACAGTTGTGTCCTGCTAAATTTCCTCCTGAACCCCAATTCGATGCTGCTGTAGTATTAACTGATGTTATTACTTTAACTCCTTGATACTTTCCTATTTCCCCATTAAGAACTATTTCATTACCACCATATTCGGCTGCATTAGTAAACTGACTATCTGTTAGTAAAACGTATTCCTGTTCTGGTCCTATGAAAATTACAAAAGGTGAATTAGGTTCAGAGAACCAAGGCGTTTTAGATTCATTTGAAACTGATTCAGATCCCCCGGACCAGTAATACATTTTTGTTCCTTGTAATCTTGCTTTTGCCTTCACTATAAGAGATGGTGTTAAAATATCCCCAGCTTCTAATGTTGATGTCGAGGTTGCATCTCCGCCAAATAATTCAGAAGCACCCTTTGCTGAAGAAGTTGCTACGGGGGCTCCATTAATTGCTGCAGCTATGGCTTTATCAACAACATCTGCCCAGTAATCACTTAATTCTTCTCTTGCAGCCTGAATTAAATTGGTTGCTGTTGTTCTAATTGCGTGATTGGATATTGCTATACCATAGGAATGTGGCGACGGTGTTAATGTTAAACCTTCCAAATTATTCATTGCTGTGAAAACTACTGATGTCCCTTCTGTAGTAGTATCAGTTACTGTAGTTCCAAGAGTGCTCCAATAACCTTTTCTATATGGAATTACTATGTCTTTGGTTCCTGGAGGCACATCATATTGACTAACAATACTCAAAAAGAACATCTTTTTTCTTGCTGAATCTATTATTTTATCTAACCATCTTTTTGCTAAAAGGTCTGTATTATGGGATGTCGTGGTATCAGCTAATTCTTGTATTGTTCTCATTTTTCCACCCCCTGTTTAATCATATCAAACATTGCTTGGTCAAGCTCATGCTCTTCTGCTTCCTCAACATAACCTTCTGCCTGAGGATTAATGAATTTAGCTGCAACTGTTATTGGCTTAATACCAAACTCGGACATTTTAGCCGTTACAATTTCGCCAATTTCTGTTTTTAAGTCTTCTACAGTTATTGAAGTTTTTTCTTCTAATTCTCCATGCTCTTTAGCCCATGCTTTTGCTGCATCTTTTAATGTTGCTTTAGGATATTTCTTCAAGAATTTTTTGATAAAGTCTGTATAAGCAGATAGATGAGTTTCTACTGCTTCTTTTAATTCATTTTTTTCTTCTGCTTTTTGTTCATATGGATATTTTTTCTTCTTCTTTTTTAGTTCCTCTATCTCTGCTTTTAATTTTGCTATTTCTTCTTTCATTTCTTCTGGATATTCATATTTCTTTTTCTTTTTCATTTCCTCTGGATATGCATATTTCTTTTTCTTGAGAATTTCAGCAACCTTTTCTGCAAGTTTTTCTGCAAGCTCTTCGGCTTTTTCTTCTTGTTTTTCTTCTTGTTTTTCTTCTTGTTTTTCTTCTTGTTCTTCTGCTGGTTCTTCTGCTTCTTCGGATGCCTCAGACTCTTCTTCTTGAAGTTCTTCTTTAGTCTTTGGCATTATTTTTCCTCCTTTATTTTTTATTTTTATTTCGCTGTTAAGAAACGTAGTCTTAACAGCAGGATTAATTACAACAGAAAAATTTTCAAAATGACCGTCATACATTTTTTTATTGTAATCAGCTTCTCCGATAACTTTGGGTGAAACACCAAACTTAGCTCCATAAGCCAATTTAATTGCTGTCGGCTTGTCTAATATAGCCAAGTCACCTATAACATTACCATTTACTAATCTTGGATTAATTACTTCTCCAATCCATTCCGCTGCTCTATCGTCAACGTGATCTAAAAATAAAGCCCTAATTTTTGGATCGTCCCAATTAGTGTTTTTAAAAATTTTTCTAATAACTTCTGGACTATAATAAAAATTGTTCCATACGCCCGGAGACATCAAAATTTTATCTTTTAAGATATAAGGTAATTTTACTTCTGATTCTAAATCCTTCCACGCCTTTTCTGCTAATTGTTGTACAATTGGATGCTCAAAAATCGATTGTAAATCTTCACTCATAAATTATTTAGAACTTAAGTCGAATTTATAAATCTTTTTAAATATCTATTGTAGCATATATTAAATAAGGTCAAACTCTTTTTGATATCTATAAACTGTGGATGTGCTACATTCTACTACTCTAGCAATTCTTTTTCTACTTTCTCCGTTATTAGTCATTTCAATTATTTTTTGAATCTTTTCTATCGGTATTTTTGGATATGCCATTTTTAACGCCTTTTCACATTAATAAGCTTGGGTTTGACACCAGGTTTTGCCCAAATTAACCATTCTTGTTTTTTCATTTTTAATTCTTTTATTATATCTTCTATATTATGTTTATCAGCATAAGGAGTTTGATCTGCTGGTTTTCCAATTAACCATTTTCTTCCTCCTTCTCCCACAGGAGCATACACAATCAAATATCTACCTTTTAATTTTTTTCCATGGAAGAAAAACTCAAAAAAGTGCTCTCTCCATACACCAATTTCATATGTACCCCAATCTTCAGCAAAAAATTTTGCATATTTTTTTGGAGTTGCTCCCACTTCAGATGGTTTTGATACATAAGGTTTTTTCTTGCCGACATCTAACCACGCGGAATTATGCATAATGAAATAGGGGGAGCATAATGTATGGCTTTTCGTGATTATATTCAATAACCTTTTGGGTTTTGCTTTTTCTATATGTCTGACCCTGAAACCGTAAAAATTTTCATAATCAAACCAATTTTTATGTTTTGGTTTTTTAGTCCAACTTATTTCAAAAACTTTTTTTAATTTGCTTTTCTTTTTACGAAGCCTAAAGCCAACATCACTGTTCTCTCTATAACGGATACTTGGAATATGACCTAACCGATGTAACAATAAAACAGCTCCATTTATTATTGAAGCTGATGTATTAATTATGAACCTTCGATTGTTTTTATCATATCCATCAGAATCCACTAACCCGTCTATCAAACCTTTAATAAATTTTTTATTTGCATACAAATATTTGTGCGGTATTTGTTTTTCTTTGTCAAAAACCTGAAATATGAGATCTTTGATTCTTCCTTTACATGTAAATACCAGATTTTTTGTATTTTTTGCAGATGGGGGGCTGGAAATCCAGCTATGGACACCCATTTTTCTCAGCAAGTTCTTATATGAATTGATATCTTCTTTTGCATTAAAGGTTAAAGCACAATATAGAGTTTTATAATCTTTTCCAGCTCTAAACAAATGCCCATCTCCAAGAAAGAATCCGATTATTTTTCCCTCTTCATAAGTGCCAATATAATTAATTTTCTTAATTTTTAACTTAGGGAAAAGTAATATATCGCCAATCTTTAAGTCTTTTGCGTTTTTCCAAACGGGCAAACAATTATGTTTGATTATCTTTCTTTTCTTGTGTGAAAGCAGTGCTAATGTATGGCTTTCGCTTAACCCGTTAACTAAAAACGGATGCAATTTACTCACTTGGATAGGTAAGCCATAACTTGGTTTAATCAAATACTGTTCGTTGTCTTCTATTTCATCAATTGAAGTTATGGGACTAAAAACGCCATTAGCATCCAAAATTTTATCGCCTATATGAAGCTCTTTAGCCTGAATTATATTTTGATTTTTTATCACAAAAGAATCTTCCGAGATACAAGGCTGCCAAAGTTTCCATGTTCCTTGCAATTTATCTGGCTCTTTAAGATTCCATAAATCCCTTCCTTTTCTTAAATCTTCTACTTCGCCTAAGAATATCGTAAAACCAAATAAAGTATTAGGATTAAACTGCATTCTTAAATCACCATGAACGCTTCTATCAGTTTGTAATAACTTTTCTTCATCCCATTTTGCTTCTTCTTCTGTCAACCCTCTCCAATGATGTTGGTAGACCATTTTACCTTTTCCTGTTTTTGGATATGATTTCCACCAATGAGACGCCCAAAACTTGGTTGCATATTCTGCTCTAGTTTCTCCTTCATCTTTTATTTTTTTTAATTCTTGTTTCATTAATTCAAATTCTTTTAAAATTGCTTCTTCTCCATATTCTTTAACCAAAACTCCTATAGCATCAACTATTGCATCTAAATCAGCTATTGTTGAAGTAGTCTTTCTTTCAGATAGAAATCGAACATCGGGTTTATGCCAGCTATAATGTATTCCTTTAGGACCAACATGTTTCCAAATTTCTTGAACATCAACATCAATGATATCTCCAATTTTTGCTTTTACAGAAGTATTAAATGTATTGCCAAAAACCATATAGGTTTTTGAATTATATTTCATAAGTTTATCAGGATTAAATTCTTTAATTTTTTTTTCTGGAATTTCAATGCCACACATATATCTCCAAGCATTTTCTGTTCCTTTAACAGGCAAAACTTTTAAAACTTTGACATGAATATCTCTTGCGTTTCTAAATTTAATCCAGAAAGGAGTTTTTCCACTAACTGGATAAGTAGAATTATAAGCCTTTATCATCGCACCTTCGCTTTTTGGTAAAGCCCTGAATAATTTTATTGCTTTTTCCAATTGTTCTTTATTAGCAACAACAACAAATGGAACTTTGACTATATTTTTTGTGAATTTTAATAGGTTAAGTACTTTTTTTCTTTCATAAAGTCTGGCATCGTGTAAAGATTTATTTTTATAATAAAGAATATCAAAGACATGATATTTAATATTCGAATCATCTAATTTTTTGCCTGATCTAATTGCTCCAATGAACTCCATTAATCCTCTTCTTCCCAAAGATCTTCCTTTTTTATCATAAGGAACAATTTCCCCATCAAGTATAATATCTTCTGCTGTTAAATCAAGTGCTTGATCACATATTGTAGGAAAAGCATCAGTTATATCTTTTCCTTGATCCGAAAAGATTTTTACTTTATTTCCTTTTTTATGTAATACCCCTCTAAAACCATCAAATTTTTCTTCAACTATATAAAGATTTTCTTCACTAGGATTAAGTACTTCTATTATTTTTTTAAGATCATAAAATTTTGTTTTGTTATATATAGATGTGCTTTTAAGAGGTAAAAAAGGTTTGAGAGGAATAAAATCTATAGCTTTTAGTTCTTCCTCTTTTGCTTCTATGGTTGTTCCGTCTTCAAATTCAATTATATATATTTTTGGTTCTTTTTTTATTTCTTTTATTTTTCCAATTTTGTCTTTAACCCTAACTTTTTTTCCAACAATCCAAACAGTTGGAAGAAGTTCAGGAACTTGAGCTGTTGTTGTATCTTTCATTTCAACAACTTTTGGTTCTGTCCTTACTAATGCAAGATCATAAAGAGGAATAAAAGAATCATGTGAACCCTCTGGATCTCCCCATACAAAATGAATTTTATTTGCAATCTCTGCTGGAAGCATTTTTAGTATTCTTACTTCTATTGCTCGTTTAATATAATCTGGTGGCGTTCTTAAACGAATATGCAAATCTATATCATTTGGTTTATGACCCGGTTCTCTTTTGACTGTCGAACCCACAATTGAAATAAAATCTTTAATTATTTTAAACTCTTTAAATTGGTCTATTAAGGGCTTTACTTCCTCGACATCTACAGTATATTCTGTATCTTTACATTCTTCTTCTGGTGTTTTAATAATTTTATTTTGAGAAACTATATCATATAATTGTTTTGAAAATGGAGTCATTTTTTCTGGCTGAAACTCATGTTTCATATCTCCTCTTTTAACTCTTTTAACTATTTCATCATAAATTAGTTTTGCTAAATTTACTATAGTTTCTAATGAAAATTTAATTTTGCCTCCTTTTTTCTTGGTTGCATACCAAGCACAAACAATTCTCCAATCATCAGCCAACTGTGCATTACCAACAGTATGTGGGTCATATTCTGCGACATCCTCAATAAGTTCAATAGTAGAGAGTTCTGCTAAAAATTTAACATTCTTTATGAAAGTTTGTACTCCTCGTTCAACTTTAATTTCTTTAGGTTTTTTGAATTTTTCAACTATATCAAATGGATAAAGAAATAAATACCTTTTATTACCCCACCATTTCTTTCTTTCTTCATTACTAACAAGATGTTTTGGTTTATACTTATTAAATTCTTCGAGATTAATCATAAATGGCTTTTTTAATTTAATTATTGCATAAGCGTATTTTTGATCACAAACATAAAGAAGCCTGTCTAACATTTTTGAATATTTTTTTGCTTTAACAATATATTTCTTATTTCCTTTCCAAAGCAATTCTGCATGAGGAGCAGGAAGATATATTCCCTCTCTTAACTCAATAAGATAATCATTTATTTTTTGGAAATAATCTGGTATATTAATTTCCATACCATCATAAGCTAATTCAATATCAACTTTTGAACTTCCGCCTATTTCTTTCCAACGCTTTTTAATTTCTTTTAAAGCTGTTACATAATCAGGATAAGTGTGTCCTGCTTGTGTGAAAACAACTTTCCTAGTTTTAAATTTTTTAACAAATTGTAATGCTTCTTCTATATTCATATGTCCTCTAATACTTTTTCCAAACCACATCGCTGCATCGATAATAATTACATGAGATTTATCAAAATATGGTATAGACTTTTCTGGTGCTTTTTCCATATCTTCAGCATATACAACTTTATTATCAATTCTGAATCCTACGCATGGAAATTTATGACCTGTTGGAAATGCCTCAGCGTGTATTACCCTAAATGGAACTATTTTTAGATAGTCTAAATTTAAAACTTTGTACGGGGTAAAATTTTTTATATTAATATGTTCAATGTCTTTAAACTTTTCTCTTATTCTGGCTTCGGTTTCTTTTTCCATGTATACAATTGGTTTATCTTCTTGTTTCTTTTCTTGTAGCCAATGTTTTAATTGCGGTATTCCACCAATTGCATCTGCATGACCATGGCTAATAATAATATAATCTATTCTATTAATATTATCAGCAAAGGTTTGCATTTGTTCATAAAAATTAGGAGTGCAATCAAAAAGAATATTAATTCCGTTTCTTGTTTGTAAAAGCATAGAACTATTCCTACGTCTATTCTTTCCTTTACCCATAACGGGTTTAGTAGGACCCGAACCTAAAATCGTTAATTTCATTTTAATGCACCAAACTCCATATACTTATAATAGCCGAAACAATCATAGCCAATATCCCAACTAATAAACCGTGTTTTTGAACTTTTCTTTGCCATTGATTTTCTTCAAAATATTTCCAATCTTCAAGTTTTTGAAGTCGAGCATTATGATTACTTATTATTTTATTATGTTCCCTTCTACAATTTTCAAAATTATTTATATGAGCATCAACTTTTTTATCCAAATCATCTATTTTTTCTCTAATATAAGTTATATGTGTAAATAAGGCAGATATTGAAGCTTCTCCTGAATTACTTTTTTTCCTTGGCATTTTCATCACAACAATTATTTAAATGGTTCTCCAACTTTGCATCAAGTGAATCCAGGGAATTTCTAATTTCCAAAACCTCTTTTAACATTCTGGAGATGAAAACGCCTGATATTTTTTTCATATTTATCTCTTATTATTTTTGAATATCGTTGGGCTCCTCCGGTAATCTCTCCGACCGTCTTACTATATTTCTTATTTCCTTGTCTGGAATAAGCAATCCAGAATTAACATATTTAACCAGTCTATCTGCTTTACTGTCTAAACTTTCTGTAGAAATTTCTTCCCAAACTAATACAGGAACAGAACGAAATCTATACTGTTTTGCTATATCAGCAAACACATTTTTCATTATGGTATGACTAATTTGCTCTTGTAATGCTTTTAACTGTCTTTCAAATAATATTTTTTGATCATTTAATGTTGCCTTATTTGTATCTGTACCTAGTCCAGTAATAAACGGTTTTGGTCCTCCCAAACCTGCAACTATTTGATCAGAAAAATATTTTAAATTTTGTGCTAATCTTTCAACCCTTTTTGATTCAAGAATTTGTGGATTGTAATAATATGGCGTTACAAACTGATGTTTTGTTTCTAATCCTTTTAATTGATTCCATACATCATCTATTTGTTCTTGTGTTGGCGGATGTTGTTCATCTCCAATTCTTACCCATATTCTTGGATAAGCAACTCTTTGAATAGCTTCTGCATATCCCGCTTCAGCGTTTTGTTTTACCCTAACTATATTATATATTGGTTCAATTAACCCAACCCCCCACCAAGAATCTCCCACAGTATTTAAAGTAAAATGAACAATTTCCTCTCTTTTTAAAAGTATACCTTTTCCGCTTTGATAAGAAAACATTGGCTGTTGTTGTATTAATCTTTCTTTTGGAACTTTGGAAGTGTCAACATTCCATTTAACATATTGCACATAAGCCGTTGGTTTACCATCCATATCATAAATAATTTTACCCATTGATGTTCTTTTAACATCCATACTTTTTGGATCAATCCATGTAACAGCAAGAATTTTAGGTCCATCATTAGTTATTTTTTCCCAGAAAGCATTCCCGTAAATCAACATATGAGCAACAGTAGTTTTTAATAAATTTCTAAAATCTGAAGCTCTTAAAAAATCTTCCATTATTCTGCGTTCTCTTGTATTAGATGTATTAATTCTGAAATCGGAAGAAAGAAATGATTCAACAAATTTATTAATCCAATTATAAACCATTCCTTCTCTAATATATATTGTTTCTAAATCAAGCGGAGAAACTCTTTTTATTTCTTCTTCATCTGATTTTATTGTCTTCGTTTCGCCTGCACTGCTTCTTATTGCTAGAGTCTGGATTACTTGTCTTTGAGAACCCTTAAAAATACCTCTAATAGAATTGAAGTCCAGTACAACCATACCATTAACCTTTGTATAGTAATCCCTAATTATAATTTATACATAACTAAATTATAAAGTTTTCCGCTTACATTTTCCTTACACTATATTTGTTATAATATAGATTACCTAGCCCTCATGTATGATAAAAACTTTCTTTCTTCCGATGCCGCCTTAACCATTAATATAAAAGCAATAGCTACATCATCATAATCAGATAAACTTTTATATGTTGCGTATCCTCTTGGTGTCTTATCAACAACAAAATGAGTTAATTCGTGTTCTAGTCTGTCAATCATTTTTGATGTTGGAGTTTCCTCTTTACTATATGGCAATATTATATTACCTTCATTGAATAATGTTATAGCTTTTGCAAACGCCGAGTTTCTATTTTCCTGTGTAAATGGAAAACCAACTACAGGAAGATTTTCTGCTATTAAATCTCTAACAAACATTTCTCCAAAATTAGATTTATCCAAAAGCATCCTATTGGGTTGATAATTATTATTAATACTTCTTAAAACTTCCATTTGAGCTGATGGCAACATTCCTCTAAATCTAAATATCTTAACGACTTGAATTTTATTATCTTTTCTTTTCTTACCAACTACAAATGCAGACCAATCTCCCTTTATAGCAAGAGCAAAGTCGCAACCAACATAATAAGGATCAGTATCTCCTTCTGGTCTTTTATCCATAAATCTTAAATTCAAATCATGTGCCTTTATTAATAAATTCATAGGAAATGGAATTTCTTCTGATTCAGGCACTATTCTACATAAATATTGTTGAGCAAATGCTGTTTTACCAATCTCCGCTTCTCTTTTTCTTAGCCATTCTAATGGAAATCTTTCCGGCCATATAGATTTTCCATTTTGTATAGCAGGGTATGCCTTGTGCCAGTATTCCGGGTTTTTCATTAATTTAGAAATCATTAAATCAGTTTCATTTACAGGCGTTGAGATTGCAGCAACACAACCTCTTTTTGCTGTTGCTCTTGTTACTATATACCGAAAAAATATATTATGGTCACGATAAGATGAAGCCTCATCGCATAAAACATAGTCTACATGCACTCCTTTTGCACTTTCACCATAAGGTTTGCAAAATATTTTTCCTTTAGTGGCTGTAGAAATTTCTGTTTTGCTCCAAGTTAATTGAGAATAACTAGGAATTAAACGCTGTAATAGTTCATTTTCAGTTAATTCAAATTTGATTTGATCTATTATTTTCGTTGCTTGAGGAACAGAATTAGAAACTATTAAACCCTGCCAATAAGGATTATAAAAAGTTTTCCATATCGAATAACATACAGCAAGTATTGTTGTTTTACCAAAACCCGTAGGAGCTAGGATAGCTATCCTTTTTTTAGATTCAAGAGCATCAACCCATTCTTTATGAAACCATTTATATTGATAACCATGTACTCTTCTAACCCATTTACCAAAATCAAATCTACAATCTAGTAGGAATTTTTCTTCTTTCTCATCTCCAAAAATTTGTTCTAATGTTCTCATATTAATAATCGTTTAAGATTGTCCTTAACTTTAACTTTAGTAAATCTGGTAAGTTCTTCGATTAATTTAATAAGTCTTTCTTTTGGTGGTTCAGGTAAATTATGCCCTTTGCTATCAGCCCCGATTGAAACGAATTTGGGTCTAATAAAATATATCATTCCAACCATAATATTAAAATCAAAATCCATAATAGGTTCTATGCTAACCATTTTTTCAAATTCTTTAATATTTTTCATTGCCATATATCTTTCTTTTGGCTGAGGAGCTTTTGTTTCATAGTTTCTATTAGTTTCTATTGTCGTTCCTAATATAGTTCTTTTGGGGAACATTCTTAATTTAATAAATTCATAAAAGCGTTTTGGGTTTTTGGATTGGAAAAGATAAGTGTTATTTGGATATTTTCTACAATGAGCCAAAACTTTTTCAATCCATATTCTCGGAATCGTTTCAGCAAACATATCTATAGAAGAACCAACAAAAATAAAATTATTTTGCCCTAAATCAGTTTCAAGTTCTTTTTCTTCTAATCTTAGTTTTTTATTTTTTATTAAATTTTTCATATAACAATAATTACAATCATATGGACATTTTCCACGAATAGCATTCCATGTGTGAGTTACCCAAGGATACATATTACCTTTTTGCTTGTTCATCATTTCACCACCCCAATAATTTAAATTTTTTAGGATTATTAATTTCTTTTTCTAATTCTTTAAATGTCAAATCCTCTGGATTGGCCTTAATTTTTCCGTAAACTCTAATATATCTCATTCTAACTGTACAAGAAGAATAAAATAATTTTTTAGAACGAGTTATTCGCCAACAATCAGTCATTGCAGCAACTCTTTTTCCTTTTTTATAGGAATCATCATATTTAATTTTAAGAGTATTAGCTACATAAAATGCATCAAATTTTGTAGCAACTACATATACCATCTAAACACCAACAAACCAACAATATATATATTATATTTGTATTAATGTATATATAAACTTATTGGTGATTTGATATATATATTATAATTTAGAGTTTAATAAATTTAAATTCAACACCTAATCCCAGATTCCAACCCACACGCTTTTTCGCTATTTCTACATATTTAGTAACCACCTTTGTGTGTAGCAGTTGCCCACGTATCTCCAATGTTTAAAAACATATTCCCTTCTTTCTTGAGAACACGCATACACTCCTCCGTTATATCGCATATGTGTTTTATAAACATTTTCGGATGAGGCTCCAAACCAAGACCACCATACCAAGCACCACACTTCCTACAGAAACCCACCTCTGTATTTTTCATCTCCCAAGTTGGACATTTAACTCTCTTTCCCAGTTTTTTTTTCTTTATCTCCACTACCACCTCTATCCATAGGGTCTTTTATTTTGTTTAAGACAAATTCGTGATTACAACCGGGTTTTCCGTCCCATATTACATTAGTCTCTTCGCCATAAAATCTCTGACCATAATAAGGAGGACTGGTAATGATGCAATCTACAGATTCGTCTGGAATGAGTTTTAATGCTTTTAATACATCGCCTTGATAAATTATAAACACATTATCACCAAAATCTTACGGTGCGGAGTGCGAGGTGACAACCCGCATTTTCCATTTTTTAGTGAGGAAATTTTCCGAATTATTTTTTCTCACTTTTTGGTAATTGCTCGGGTTTGCTACTTGTCGGGAGCAAAACCTTTTAATTTGCTCCCATCAAGTAATACTTTCTTTTTCTGCAATATATAATTTTCGTGCAATTCTCTTATATTCATTTTTTCACTCCTCTTTCTCCCGCCGAACTCAACCCAAACAATGCTTTTAATCTCTGCTCCGCTGGCATTCCGACCCAATTCAAATCTTGCTGGATTATTTTAATCGTTTGCTGAATTGTCTTTATTTCCTGTTCTTCCCCGTCATCACTTTCCCCCAGCATTATTTTCCATTTCAAGTAGTTTTCCATTTTTTCTACTAATTTTTCTAATTCTTTTTTCATATTAATCTAATTCCTTTTTTCTTTTTCCAATTCTTTTTGTGGCATTCCTCACAGACAAAACCCATATATTTCTTTTTTACTTTGTGACATTGCGGACAAACTATATAATTTGTTATTAAGTTTGCTTCTTTATTATTGTTTACCCAAAAATTACCTTTTGGTGTAATTTCGTAATTTATCCCTAAATGTTTCGCTATTTTTACCAAATCTTCAATATCCCACGAATTTTTAGGAAATAATACCATATTTATTATTTGTCATAACTTATATATAAATGTTTCGGTTAACCGAAAGATTTATAAATGAAAAAAACAAATAATTAAATAAGAAAAAGAATTAGAAAAGGGAGGTGAGAAGATGAGATTCTGGGTTGACATGGCAAAGGGGAGTTATCAAAAAGACATAATACCTGGGCAGAGCGTTTCGGCATGGGATGGAGTACGCGCAACAGGGGAGTACATTTATAACAGTGACACAATGCAAATAAAAATCACAGTAACGCGAAGGAAGATGGGCGCACCTTACGAATTTCACAGAATCAGGGTGGAGGTAACAGAGCATAAATTTAAAAAACCGTCAATGTGTGTAGTCAAAGTGTTTAAAATAACAAAACCAAAAATTCCAGTAGAGCCAAAAATGGCAATTGGAGATTCATTTCCAATTTTCCGATATTCGGGTCAGGGATTCGGAACAATAGTGCCCGAATACTCTTATTTCTGGGATGGGAAAACCAGGAAGGAACAGTGCGGCTACTTCGTTATGATGGTAGCCGACGAAAAAACAGAAATAGAGAAAGATGCAAAAGTGCTCGAAGACATACTTGGAAGTATGGAGGAACTTCCAAATATTTAATTTTTTTTGTTTAATTTTTAGGAGGTGAGAGGATGGAAAAGATAAACAAAAAAGATTTAAGAGTAATATTAGATGAGGAGTTTGAAGAAGATATGATATATGGAATAGGAAAGTGGAATTCTCGTTTTGGGGCGTGGGAAAAAATAACAGTATTTTTCAAAAACGGAGAACGAAAAGAATTCGAATTTGACTGGTAATGAAGTTTTTGAAAGTTTTTGAAAAAGGAGTGGGTAAAAGGATAAAGGAGGTTTTTAAAATGGAAAAAGTACAGTGTATTATTTGCGAGAAAGAAATTGATCCTGAAGTTGCTTATGTTGAATTATATTTTTGCGAAGGGCATCCAGATAATTGGGGTAGTGAGGAATTACATTTCTGCAGTCCGAAGTGTTTTAAACAATTTTGCAAACAAGAGGCTGATAAATAAAATTGTGGAGGTGAGGATATGGAATTGACGAAACAAAGGGTTTATGTGAAAATCGGCGATGAGTTGTTAAGCGGGGAAACTAAAACGGTAATTGTTAAAAGCAAAAACGATGTTAAAGGGCGATTGTTGGACGGTAGGGAAGTTGAAAAAAAAGGGAATGTTTGGGTTTATAAACCTTATTAGTGGTTTAAATGGATAAATTAAAAGAATTAATTGAATGGTTAAATGAATTAATAGATTTTTATCATAATAAACAAAAAAATTCAGATTTTTGGTTAGACAAATCTTTATTCTCGGCAAAAAAAGACACAGCAATTAGAATTAAAAATAAAATTATCAATATAAAAGAACGATAAAATGTTGGAAAAATTAGAATTAGGAACATTAGACAAACCATTTATAGATAACCTTACACTTGGGAAAATGAGATTTAAACCCTTTCCCTTTTCCTTCCTTTTTCCCCCTCCCTTTTCTTTATCTTAACCTTTTCATTAACCGAAAGATTTATAAATATTAAAGTTAATAAAATATTTGTTGATGCCGAGCAATGGCGATATTATAGTATATTTACTAAAATATATATTCCAAAAACGAAACATTTATAAATAAGAAAAACAATAAATAAATATGAAAAAGTTTGTTGAGGGAGTTAAAGAATTATTAAAAGAGATCCATAAAAATACGAATCAAGAAAAAATTGAACAAATCTTAATAGAGTTTCAAGACAAATATTTAGAATATTTAGTTTAGTTGGTTGGTTGGTTATGAGAATAAAATCAAAAGGTTTTGAATTAAAGGCAAATTTTTTACTTATTCTGATTTCTTTAATATTAGGAGAAAGAGGAATATGAAAGTTAAAAAAATCAAAGTGGGTTTTAGCCAAACGAAAAAAATTGGGATGTATGAAAACATTAAGCCGAGTATTGAATTGGAAGTAGAATTAAACGAAAAGGAAAATTTAAATGCTGTTGTGGAGGAAAGTTTTGCTAAATGTAGAATGATTATTAAAAAGCAGTTGGATTTGGGAGGGATATAATGAAATATAAATTAAATGATAATGCTTTTCTAATAATTAGCAACTTAAACAGAAAATATACATTTTTGGATATTACGGAAATAATTTTAGGATTAAAAAGGAATTTGAATAAAATCCCAAAATCAAAAATTGAGGAATTAGAAAAAATGGGAATAATAAAAAGAATATGAGAACAAAAGAAATTATCATAAATAGAATTAGGAAACCTGTTTTATGTTTATCTCCCTTAAGAGCATTAAAAAAGTGTCATAAATGCCAAATCTTTAAAAAATACCTAAATGGATCAATTAAACAATTAAAATGTAATCCACAATTGACAAAAGAGGCGTTAAAATTGATTAGCGAAAAGCAAAGATTATTGAAACAATTAAGGGAGATAAATAAAAAACTTAAGGAGTTATAAATGAAAAGTTTAGGAACCATTAATCTTGAGTTTGGAATGTTAAATTTACCATTAGCAATTTCGGGATTTGCGGATTATCAAACAATTAATTTCAGTAATGTATGTTCAAAGGGACACGACATAAAAATAAAAAGATGGTGCGAAAAATGTAATAAGGAAATTCAATATAATGAGTTAAAAAAAGCATATAAAATAAACAAAGACAACAAAATAATCTTTGATTCAGAATTAATAAATTATATCAAAGAGAAACAGGATAAATCTTGTAAGGTTTTAAAGGTTTTGAACAATAAAGACACAAACCAAATGAAATATTTAATAGACAAAGTATACTATTTGATACCAAAAGCCAAGTTTGAAAAAGGATACTTTATATTATTAAATGCTTTGATTAAGGGAAACAAAACATTATTAATAGATTACTTTATAAGAAACAGAAAACACATAGGATTAGTAGAACCTTTTGGTAAATTTCTTGTTTTGCTTCAATTAATTTATGTAGAACAAATTAGAACGCCAACACCATTAAAACCTGTAGATGTTTCACAAAAAGATGTGAATAATGCATTACTTTTATTGGAAAGCATAGAAAAAGAAACAAGAAACATAAAATTACAAGACATTAAAGATGAATACACTAATGAATTGTTTGAGGCAATAATAAAGAAAAAGAAACCTACCATTTCAAAAAAGGAAGATGATTTTAGTAAAGGTTTGGAAAAAATCGTTTCCAAACTCAAGTAGAAATTAAGAACGGATTTGGATTACAGAAGCCCCTCACATAGCCCTACATCCGTTCTTAACTAAAAATAGAGGTGAAATATGAAAATAATATTAGATAGAAAAAATAAACTTATTGATTTCACGGCAGAAGAATTAAAGGATCATATAGCCCTAACTTTAGAGGATGTAATAGAAATAATTGAAGATTTAAAAGGGAAAGAAATTTCAAAAAAAATCAAAGAGGAGTTAATAAATGATTGAAAAACCTATGTTGGCTAATAGAATTAAAAAAGAGGATTTAAATAAATTAGTTGGTTATGCTATAGAGCCAAAACAGGATGGCTCAAGAAATTTATTTATTATAGATCTTTTAAACGATTCTTTAGTTATTAAAAGAAGAAATTCCCAAACCAATTTATTTGAAATTGTTCCTAATTATCAATTTCCTGAATTTAATATTAAAAAATTAAAAAAAATATTCAATAATGCAATAAGAAATATTATTCTTGATGGAGAAATGATTAGTAAGGATTTTCCTTCTTTATTAAGTAGAACACATTTAATGAATCCATTAAAATGTAAATTAGCAAGTAAAACAATCCCTGTGAAATATATTGTGTTTGATATTTTATATCTTAATAATAATGATTTAACTCATTTACCATATATAGAGAGGAGGCATATTTTAGAAACTGAATTAATTAAGAAAAATAATTTAATTAAAATAATTGATGTGTTTGTGGGTAATCCTCTTAAGATTTTTGAGGATTTAATTAATAAAGGATTTGAGGGAATAGTAGCAAAAAGAATAGATAGCCCATATATTCAAAAAAGGAGTAATTATTGGTTAAAATGTAAAAAAGAATTTACTGAAACATTAGAAATTATTGGTTATGATACTAAATCTAAATCCCGTCCACAAAAAAATAAAAGTGTAAATGTAAGGGTTTTAAATCTTATTACAAAATTGGGAAGAATAAGTGTTCCAAACCAAAAAGATATAGATTATTTTTATAAACATAAACCACAATATGTAGAGGTATCTTTTCAAGAGTTAAGTAAAAATAACAAAATGAGATTTCCCAAATTTGTAAGATTTATTTAAAAAACCGTAAAGGTTTACGAAAGGATAGGTTAAATTAAGGAAAAAATATATAGGAGTGTAAAAAATGACTCTTACAAAATTCCAAATTAAATTGTTAAAAAAATTTGTAGAGAAAAAATTTAAAGAAGCAAATAAAGATATACAAACATTTGATTTAGAGGCACATATAGATAGATCCTTAAGTTACAAAGAAAACAAAAATATAATTATTGAGAAATTAAAAGAATTAGGAATTTTTGATAATAATGGTAAGTTGTCTAAAAAATATCTTGAAGAATTTCACAAAGAACAACAAGAATTTATTAAGGAACAATTTAAGCGACAAAATAAGCGACAAACGACAGAAATATTAAATTATTATAAACCAATTTATAGGGCAATTCAAAAATTAGCTTTGGGGTATACAAATTTAGTTTTTATCAAGGGAAAAGCAGGAATAGGAAAAAGTTTTCATATCAAATTGGCTCTTAATAAATTTAATGTTGATTATGTTTCTGTTGCAGGAATGGTTTCAGATGCATATTTTTATAGATTACTTTATGAGAACAATGGCAAAACAATTTGGTTTAAAGATGTTTTGAGATTATTAAGAAATTTAACAAGTATAAGTAATTTAAAAAATGCGTGTGAAACAGATCCAGAAGATCGTTTATTAACACAACATAATTATAGCAAATATCAAAAAGATTTGCCAAGAGAATTTATATTCACAGGTAAAATCATATTTGATTATAATAATCTTCAGGAAGTAGCATTTAAAGACGATTTTGAAGCATTATTAAGTAGAGGAGAATTTATAGAATTAACTTTGGATTATGATGATTTAGCAAACATAATGAGGCAAATAGCCAGAACAAAAGAAGAAAAAGAAGTTACGGAATTTTTAATCAAAAACTATGTATTTTGTGGATATAATAATTTTAATTTGAGAACACAACAAAAAGCATTTCAAACTTATAGATTTGCTAAAGAATTGGGTTTAAATTGGAAAAAGGAATTACTTGAGGAATTACAACAAATGAAATCTCCAATCCAAGCAATGTTATATGAATTTTTGGGAAGAAAAGCAAAAACAACGGTTGAACTAAAAAGATGGCTAATTAGAAAAGGTTATGTTCAAACAGAAAGAACAGCAGAAAGAAGAATTAGAGAATGGTTAAATTTGGGTGAAATTTATAAGGTTGATACAAGAGAAAGAAATTTTTTAGTTTCATTATACCCTATGGTGATTGAATATGAGTCAAACAAACTTAATCAGGTTTGATAGAAAAAGAAATGAAAAACTTGTTCATTTGTTTGTTGAAATAAATAAAAAACAAAAAACTTGGCAAATTTCAACAGATGCCGATATGTTAGGTGCACAAATAATTGTTAGTAGTAGTAGTGGCTTTGGTTATAATGGATTAGAAAAAGCAATTGATTGGTTTAAAAAAATGTTAAATGAGGATGGTTATTTTAATATTAAAGTTGAAGAGGTGAATAATGAAGTGGATAAAAACTGATGTTAGTCATTTACCAATTGTTGCAACAATTGGAAATAGTCCTTTCATAAAACCAAAAGTATATGCATTAATTGAAAACAATATTAAATGGATTCATATTATAAAAATAACTTCAATAAGAGGAGTATATAAATTAGGCAAAATGGCAGGTAAAAATTATTATTGGAGAGTTTTATGGATTGATGGTATGGATTATAAAACAAAAGAGTTTATATATTTAAAAGAAGCAAAAAGTTTTGCAGAAAAAATATTAAAAAAATTAAAGGTATAACAATGGAAATTGATAAAAATACTAATGTGGAAAATTTGCTTAATATAATAGAAACATTAATCGATTTAGCAAATTTCAAACAAGAGGAAATAGCAGTATTAGTAAGTGAATTAATTTTAAGATATTTAAAATGATAGAGGTGATTATATGGGAATGTATTCTTTAATGGAATTAAGTGGAAAAATTAAAAAAGGAAAAGAAAAAGAATTGAAAGAAGCAGTTAAAAAATTATTAAAACAAGAAAATGCCCCAGATTTTGTAGGGTATTTTCTTGAAGATATGAAAATATCCAATGGCTATATTGAATGGGACGATTATTATCAAAAGTGGTATTATGAGGATGAATTTGTGAAATTTATAGCACCATTTTTGGAACCGCAAGATATAATATTTTATGCAGACGATGGAATTGTCTGGGGATATAGAATAAAAAAAGATGGTTCAGTATGGGAATTGGAAATGATATTAATTGAAAAAAATAAGGTGATATAATGTTAAAATTAGAATTTTGGACTAATAAAAATGCAATTTTGGGAATTTTTTTAAAGGAAAAAAGATTTAAAAAATATATTAAACTTCTGAAAAAAAATAATATTGAATATACTAAAATTAAAGAATATCAATTATTAAAAACAAAAAACAGGATAATATGTGCAAAAACTTGGGGTTATGATCTAAAAATATTTAATAAATTATTAAAGGTTGCTAATTTTTTAGATAAAAATTTTAAAATTTATTTACCAAGTAAAGAAGCGCCACTTATCATAGAATGTGAAGGAAATGATGATAAAATTTATTTTGCATTAGCACCTTGTTTTGAACCAGAAGGTTATGATATATATTTTAAGGAAAATAAGGAAATAAAATAAATTTATAGGAGGTTAAAAAATGAAATATAAAGATTTTACTTTGACGATAGGATTAAAGGAAAAAGACTTCAAAAAAGGCACTTTTATATGGCATCCTGATTTGAAAGATTTTGGAACTATATACACAATAGGACAAAAAAAACCAACAAAAAGAGATAAATGGATAATTGAATTACAAGCCAATAATTTAAATATAGCTGGTGAATGTAATTATAATACAGCAAGAATTATCCATTTAATGCTAGATGCCTTTTTTGATTATAAAAGAGAAGTTTATGCGAAGATGCTTCAATTAAAAGAAGCACTGAAAAATCATAATTGTAAAAATCTAGAATTTTTAATTAAATCTGTTATCAAAGATTTAAATTTGGAGAACTTAGGATAACTTAAACAAAAGAATTGATAATGAGGTAATTAGATGAATGAAAAGAAAAATATCAAAATTTTAATATTTTTAATATTTTTTTATCTTTTTATATCAACTTCTATTCTACACGAACTTATGCATATAATGGTTAGTTTATATCTTAAAGTACCAATTTATGATATATGTTTTTTTGGTTTTAAAAATGAAAAACTCGGTTGGGTATTAACTTATAGACCTTTAGAATGGAATTATTTTATGGAAGAAACCATAGTAACATTAATTGAAGTTATTTATTTTATATTAATGTTAATTTTTTTAATAAAAACTTTAATATTTAATAGGAGATGATTTATGAGATGTCCAGAATGTGGTGCAGAAATTGAAATAGGGGAAGAGTATTGTCCCAATTGCCAAGCATATATTGGCTTTTTTTGGGATTGTTTAGGAATTGAATTATTTGGTGGTATGTGGTGAAGTATTTAATAGTTGGAATAGATGATGTTACACGTTGCCCAGTAATCGGAAGTTTAGTTTGTGTAGGAGTATTAGTAGAAAAAAGATTTCTTGAATGTTTAAAAAGATTAGGTGTTAAGGATAGTAAACTTCTTACTTATAAACAGATACACGAACTCGCTAAATTAATTCCAAAATTTGTTGAATGGAATAGTATATATATTACAGCAGAAGAAATTAGCAAATCAACAAACGAATATAATTTAAACGATATGGAATGCAATGCTTATTGTACTCTTGCAAAGAATTTTATTAAAAAATGGGATGTTCAAGAAATTCAAATAAACAATTTTGATAGAAATAGAGAAAAATTTATTTGGAGAGCAGAAAAACTTGGCTTTAAATTTGATTGGAATAAATGGATTATTGATCATAATAATGAAAGTAGGGACATAGCTGTAGGCTGTGCAAGCATATTAGCAAAACATTTATCAATTCTTGAATATGAAAAATTAAAAAAACAGTATGGAGATTTTGGATCAGGAAGCCCAGGAGATAAAAAAACTATTGAATTTATTAAAGCAAAACTTAAAGAAAAAAGAAAATGCAAAATTATTAGATACAATTGGAACACAGTAAAAAAATTAATTAAATAAGTTTTTTCCATTTTTGTATCCAATTTTTAAAATTAAATCTTTTTTTCATATATTTTCTTGGGGAAAAATCATATTCAAAAACATCATCAATTGCTCTTGAAAAATCTTTTGCTTTGAATCCTTTTACAACAATACCATAATCGGTTATTCCTTCATCATCTACCCACCCTGTTTTAGAAGTTACAATAGGAATATTACACAACCCACCCTCTATTGATACTAAACCAAAAGATTCAAAAAACGAAGGAACAAAAATAAAATCGGCCATATTATATATTTCAATCATCATATCTCTTGGTATTCTAACAAATATATGAGCATTATTAAAATAAATGTTTATTCCTCTGTATAATTCTTTTAATACAAGGATCCAAGTAATATCTTTTCTTGTACTCATTAAATATTCCATACATTGCCAATTTTTAATTGGATGAACCAAACCAACAAATACTCCAATTTTTTTTGAATTGACATTATATTTTTCTCTTAAATCATCTTTATTTAAAGGTTTAAAGAAATTACTATTAACACCATGCTCTATTATGCCATCACATTTAATTCCTATATCCTCCATACCTTCTTTTGCTATCTTGCTCACGGCAATATTAATTGCATTTTTTGCTGCTTTCTTTTGTAATTCAGTTAGTTTATTAACAAGTTTGGGAACATAAAGAGATATACTTCCTTCTTTTAACATTACTTCTTGTGCTTTTTTATAAGGATCGTTAAAAATATTGATTATTTTTGTTTTATGTTTTCTCCATATATTAATTGAACCGCAATTAGCAACTATTGTTGTATTAGGATAGTCTATGAGATATCTTTCAATATATTCATCAAACGCCCAAGATTTATATTCTTCCATAAATTCTAAATTAGTGGGCATATCAGGAAAACTTATTAACATATCTCCGTAAGGATAAGTAACCAATTTTCCTTTTAAATTTTGAGCTAAATCTTGAAAGATTGATTCACAACCACCTACTACTTCTGGTTGTTTTGCCCAAGTAACAAACAATGTCATAAAATCCTTCCTTATAATTCTTTACAAACACAAGCCAAAACTTTATTTTGATCTATGAGTTTGTATAATATAATAGATTTTGTAACTTTAGGACATAAATATAAATCTATGCCAAATATAGCTATAGGATATCCTATTGTTGTAGTTATATGTGGTATATTTTTTGCTTCTCGTAAATCTTTATGGTTTAATACTATTCCTGTTATTTTTGCATATGGATCTTCTTTTATTTTATTTGTTGCATTCATGATTCTTTTTAATAAATCCATAATACCACCTCAAAATTCTTCACTTATATCAACCATCCTTTCTATATCTTTTTTAGTTAATTCAGCTACAAATTTTTCTATAACCTCGTTTTTTTTATTATGAAGTATATTTAGAGTCAATCTAGTATGTTGAAAAGCTCTATCATCAATAATTCCTCCAACATGAGGAATTATCAAACTGGTATCGACTTTTATCACAAATCCAAGTTGTTTCGCCTTTCTGCAGAACACTAAATCTTCTCCTATTAATTCTCCTTTGTCTTTAGTTCTTTTAAATTCAAACCATGGCGACTTCATAACTTCAAATACTTTTCTTTTAATTAAAGTGCAGAACATTCCAACAGCATCAACTTCTATAATTTTGTTTCTGGGATAATTAGTTATGGGCTGAAAACGTTCTCCATCATAATCTTTATAAATAGTCGGATAATATGGATAGGCTTTTTTAAATGAGATACCAGCAGCTATATCAGCATTTAAATTTTTTAATCTTTGAAAAAGATTTTCAGGTTTAAATATTTGATCAGAATCCAGAAAAAGTAAATAATTACTATCTCTCTTTAAAAACCTTTCTACTATTGTGTTCCTTGCAGTTCCCATAGGATAATTTGATGTGTATATTATGTTATATTTAAAGTCAAAATGATGAAGCATTTTTAAAATAGAAAGAAAACTTTGAGTAGGCATATTATTATACAAAGGTAATCCAATTGTTAACTCATTCATTACCATCACCATGTTTACTTTTCCAAAAAAGCTGTTTGGCAAGCTTTTGAGCTCTAATTGTATATTCTTTTCCTTTCTCGCCTTTCCATCCCCATTCACTTTCTGATAATTGCTCAGGATGAACTCTATACATCATTAAATTTTTTGGAACTTTGTAAAATAAGTAATACTGAGCTATTCTAATATTCATTTCATAATCTTCAGATGTTGGAAAAGCTTCATTAAATAAACCAATTTTTTTAAATACTTCTTTATGAACTAGCATATTACTCCAAGTAGCAAAATAAGCTTGGCATAAATAAAGTTGTTGATCTCTTAGACTAAAAAATTCAACTTCATTAACTTGTCTTATAAAAAAACCATTTTCATCGATCATAACCCAATTAGCATATATTACTCTTGCCTCAGGATGTTTTTTTGCGAATTTTACTTGCTCTTCTAATTTATTAGGAAACCATAAATCATCAGATGCACAACCAGCCCACCAATTACCTTTCATATTTCTTATACCAGTATTTAATGCACCACTAATTTTTTTATTTTCTTGATGAATTATTTTTACATTCTTAAGATTTTGTTCTTCTATCATCTTAAGAACATTTAATGTTTCTTTTCTAGTAGAACCATCATTTACTATAATTACTTCATAGGGTTGATATGTTTGACCGAAAATACTAAATAGACACTGCTCTAAATATTTTGCTTTAGTATTATAAACCGGCACTACAACCGAAATATTATATTTCATTTTTCTCACTTGTAAAACGATTCTCCTGGTTTTAAGAATGGTTTTTGCCAATCAAACCAATCTTCAGGTAATGGATCAGGATCTTTAAATCCATTAGCCATTATAGTTTTACAATGATACCACATATCACATCTTAAACATAAGGAACAAGGTTTACGCCAAAGCTCTCTAAATTTTCTATCTAATTCATCCCAAGAATCTTCTAAAATATTTCCAAATAAAGTTTCTCCGACTCCCTCATCTGTTCCAACAATATCATATGCACAAAATTCGCAATTACCGTTAAATTTAATTTGTAATGCTCCTTTATAACCATCACAACGCCAATGATGATACATTTTTAATCTATCAGAAATAATCATAACACTTCCTGCCCAACGCAATTCTGCATCTTGGACATAAAGTACTCTATAACCTTCAAATGCCTTTTTAACTGCTGCTAAATCATGTCCTCTAACAGTATTTACGCTAATAAATATAGGATACTCTGGTTTATGTTTATCTCTATATTTTATAAAATCTATAGCTCTTTTATAACTCCTTTCCCAACTTAATCCTCCGGTTAATGCTTCGTATTTTTTTCCAACATTAAAAAAAGAGAGAATTATATTAGGAGTATATTCCAAAATTTCATCATATTTTTCAGGAGTTAAAAGAGAAACATTAGTATTTAAACCAACATGACCAGGAGTTAAAATGCCCAATTTTTTTGCATAAGCATATTTTTGAAAAAGAGTAGGATCTATAAGAGGTTCACCAAAACAAAACATTGCTCCAATTTTTACTCCTCTCTTCTTTATTTTATGAGCTATTTCTTTAAAAGTTTCCAAACTCATTATTCCTCTTATTCTTTTACATCTGTGATTTAAGCAAGGAGCACACATTGCATTACAATAATTAGTGGTTTCAACATATACTATACTTGGCCATGGTCTGTTTGGATTATCCCACACATCTATAAGTGTTGGATCTCCGCCTGTTTCATTCCACGGCGACCATTTATCTTTTATAATTTTGATTTCACCCATTCATACACCTTTTCAAATTCTTTTGGATTTTTAGTTTTTATTGCTTCTTTTATCTTTTCTTGTATTTCTTTGCTTATAGTTTTATAACTTTGATTTAATAATTTAAAATATCCATCGATGTGTATTTTTTTAATTTTTCTTATTGGCATTACAGCAGATTTATCAAATAATTTGTTGTTTATTTTGAAAAAATTTATTGTAGCAGAGTCCATATCCCAATAACCCAATTTAGACAAATAAATTTGATGTATGCAATGTAATTTAAATAATTCTTTTTCGTTTTCAAAATAATGATAAATTGGAGAATCAACAAATTCTTCTATCCAACCATCTTCAGTAAAAGTAACTAAACCATTACTTATAGGAGAAGTAGAAGCAATAAATATATCAATTTTATTATTATCCGTATATTTATCATATTTAAAATATTTCTTGATATATCTTTTTCCTTCTTCCATTTTTAATTCTCTTCTTTTCCATAATATGAAATGTCTATCAGGTGTATATGAAACTGTAGGAATCATATCCAAAAGTATAAAATGATCCGACATTTTTCCCATAAAATCATTAAATTTTTTTGGAAAATTTCTTGTATCTGGGCATGCTGTATTATAGGGACCTTCTATTAAAACATAACCATTGCTTATAGCTGCCAATTTATCTATCCATTCATGCCCATTTATTTCTTTAAATAAATGATGATGCGTATTACCTAAAAAAATTTTATCAAATTGTTTATCAGTAGCAAAATTTCTAAAAGAAGCATGTATAAATTCAACATTATTAATTTTATGATATTGTTTTAATTCTTGGCAAATTTTAATAAATTCTTTATTATTATCTATTCCAATAATTTCTTTAAAATTCTTCGCATAACTTAAAGAAAAATAACCTTTACTACAACCTATATCAAGTAATCTTTCTCCTTTAAAAAAATCAGGAAAATGTTTATTTATTATTTCTATTCTTTGTTTCAAAATATTTGTAGGTTCTAAAGTTTTGGCTAAAAAAGTGTGTGTTGGTGGATAGTCTGCATTTATTTTTTTTTGAATTTTATTTAACATATCAATCAATTTTATATTTATGCCAAATAATAGTATCTAAACTCATATCTTGAGTTAAAGGTGGACCAGAATATTCTTTAAGCGTCATGGGTTCTATATCTGGTGTTGTCATTTTGGCTAATTCATACATACTTAATTTTTTATCTCCAACTAAATGAACTATACCACATAAACCTTTCTCAACAACCTCTTTTATTGCCATAGCTAATTGATCTGCAAACAAGTATGTTCCCCATCTATCAGTAAAGGCTTTAGGATAGAGCCATTTCGCTCTAGGAACAAAATTTCCTCTAATAACAAGCCATCTTAAATCAGTAAATCTTACAGCCATTTCACCCAATAATTTTGTTAAAGAATAAAAATTTTTCGGATAGGGAAAAGAATTTTCAGTGAATGGGGCTTCTTTTGGGTTTCCTGAAAAAACACAATTATGTACAGATATGTATGAAGATAAATAGGAATTATCATCTAAAACTTCTAAATTAAAAACATCACCATTGAAATCTTCAATTTCTATTTTTGTTATTGGAACTAAAAAATAATCTTTAGTTTCTATAAATTTTTGATATTTTGGCTCATATTTGAAAGAAAAACCAAGTAATTTAGCAAATTTTTTGATTTGTTTGCCAGAAATAATTAATTGAAAACTTTCTTTATCTTTTACTTTTCTTCCTAAAATTTGACTACTTGGCTTTCTTTTAATTAAACATGGATATATTCCTAGTTTTAACAATAATAGTTTAATTTGATTTATCAACTTAAAAGAAACCGTCGAACAGGAAGCAAATGGATGCTGTCCTTGCCAAATTGAGCCATCACCATCCCAATATCCTTTTAAAAAAGCGGAGATGAGATTTTTATTCAAAAAGAGAAACCAATTTGGTAATTTTTTATTCCATGCTCTATGACCATTTTTATTATAAAATAATTTTTCAAATAAATTAGCTATATTTTTATCAACAATATGTAATTTATAGCCTTTTTGATTTTTCATTTTTTCAATTTTGGCATCAATATTAAATTTTTGCCTTAATATTTTTTTTGTTTTTTCAATAAGATTTGGTTCTTCACCAAAAGCGAAAACTAATTCTTTGCTACTATAGTATTTTTTTCTTTTTTTATAAAATCTTTTATTGTATTGTATCCACCCTTCTGCAACAAATATTCCAAATAAATAAGACAAATTTTTATCAATTTTAATTTTTAAATTAATAAGATGTTTTGGTTTATGTTTTTTGTTTATCCATCCACTTAAAACCAACTTATTGATTTTATATTTTTTGGATAATTCTGATAAAATCCCACGCTTAATTTTTCCAGATTCATATCTAGGTATTTCAAGCTTCATTATTTCATAATATTTTTCGAGTCTTTTATTTGATATTTTTACAAAACGTGGAGCATATCCAGTTATTTTTATTTTTGGAACAACCAACATATCTCCAATGTTTAAATCTCCCGCCAGAATCCATTTTGGTTTTCTTTTTATTATATTTTTAAATTTGTCTTCCTTATAATTTTTTTTATATTTTCTTTTAATAGCCAAAAACGGATGATTAGGAGTACATTCAATCTCTAAATTTCCTAATGGTTTGATTTTTAATATCTTTCCTTTATATTTTCGCTTAAATGTTTTTACAACTTTTTTCAAATTTCCTTTATGAGTAATTACTTTTTCACCTTTTCTAATCAAAGAAATCGGTTTTATTGAGAAATTAGTTAAGATTAATGTGTTTTTTGTAAAACACGGAGTTGACATATATATGAAATAAACACTTGGATTATGTTCTAGACAAGCATCTATAAGATTTTTTGTTCCCAGAACATTAGTTTCCCAAGCTAATTTTTTATTTTCTTCGCATTGTCTTATTCCTGTTAATGCTGCTAAATGAATAATAGTGTTTGGCATGTGTTTTTTAATATATTCAAAAACTTGTTTTCTATTTGTAATATCTAATTCTTTATGTGTAGGTTTTAAAGCGTTAGGATATAATTTACTTAATTCAGAACCCAATTTTCCATGAGCACCAGTTATAAAAATCATATTTTCACCTCCGGTATTGGACCATAGGTATATATATTTTTCATTAATTTAAAATTTTCGAATAAAGATTTATAATTGCTATAAATCGGTTTTTTGTAATCCTTCCAAACTCCAAACCTATAGGCTGTTTGAATTTCTATTACAGCATCCCTAATTGTTTTTCTGGGTCGCCATCCTCTATTTATTATTTTTTTTGTATCTACTCTATAATTTCTTTCATCAACTATATCAGAAGACACTTCAACAGATATTCCGCCAAGAGCTTTAGAAACCAATTTAGCTATTCCTAAAATCGTATAATTGTCAAGAGCAACATTGAATACTGAATTTTCATTATTATTTAATGCCCATATAAAAGCTTCTGCTGCATCTTCAACATGAAGAAATGGTCTCCATTGAGTTCCTCCAAAAACTGTAATTCTTTCTCCACATATAGCTTTGGCAGCAAATAGATTAACAACTAAATCAAATCTCATTCTATAACTTAATCCAAACAGTGTTCCTAATCTTAAAATTGTGTATTTACATCCCGATTCTTTGATTCTCTTTTCTGAAATAAGCTTTGTTTTTCCATATAAACTTATTGGAACTATTGTTTTATCTTCTTCGTTGCAAATCTTTTTGGGATTTTTACCATAAACAGAACATGTACTTGCATAAAGCATTTTAATTCCATTTTCAGCACAGAATCTTGCTAAATTATTTGTTGCCTCAACATTTATTTCAACTGTTTCGTTTGGATTTAAATCGCACGCAGAATCTCCAACGATTGAAGCCAGATGTATTACTACATCAATATTTTGGAGGGTATTGATTTCTCTTACATCTTTTCTTATTATTTGAACTGGCAATTCTTTGAGAGAATCGAAGCCGTAGATTCCAGTATCCAATACTATGACTTCATGTTTATTTTCAAGAAGCTTTCTAACGAGCATAGAGCCTAAGTATCCTGCTCCGCCGGTTACGAGGACTCGTGTGATTTATGCCACCTCCTCATATAACATCGTGAACATAATCCATGCCCAAAATGTTTAAATTTAGTAGTACCACAATTCAGACATTTGTCGTAATTAATAGCCCATTTTATATTTCTCAATTTCCATGATTTTCTTAAACTTTCTGATCTAGTAGAAGAAAATCTTCTTTTACCCCAATCAGTTCTTTTAATGAAATCAATCGCTTCTATTGCTTTATTTTTTTTAATGATAAGATAAGGTAATATCTGAGTTAAAATTGATAGAACTTTTTTATGGTTTGCCTGTCTTGCTCTATAAAGTGGTTTTCTATTTTTCCCTCTAACTTGCTTAATAATTTTTGAATCTAAGTTAAGCAATTTTCCTGCCCTTTCAATAAAATTTTTATTAGTATTTACAATTTCTATTCTAGCATGTCTATTTCTCCACCCACGTCTATCTATATAATCATAAATCATTATCGATCCCTCCCCATCTATTACTCCTGCTAACCAAGATTTTTCATATTTTTTCATATTACCTACTTTCAACCTCCCAGATTTTTTTTCCAAATGCATAAGGAGACATCCTTCTATCTTTATGATTCTTCATTGTTATATCAGAGAAACCAAGTAAAATAGTATCACATTCCAAAGCTTTCCAACCATTCCACCATTCCGGAGGAACATGAAGAAGTTGTGGCTTTTTTTCTGATAAAGTAAAACTATAAATTTCTTTCTTATTTTTAGCTACAATAAATTTTGCAGAACCCTTTAAAACACAAAAATATTTCCATTCCTTAAAATTTTTATGATATCCTCTGATTGTATTCTTATTAAAATTACTTACAGCATATGCCCTAACAACTTTTAATTCATCAAATAACTGAATTAAAAAACCTCTATCATCAACAAAACATTTAAGATCCTCAATAAAAGGTTTACCACCACACTTTTTCATTTATTATCTCCTCTTTTTTCATTTTTAATATTGAAATTATTTTTTCTGAAGCACCTAAATAATAAGGGCACTTCCAATTTTTTTCTTTTTCTACCATTAATTTCACACAATCCACAATAGAATTTGCATCCAAACCTGAAACTATATTTGATCCACACAATTCTGTTTCGGGTCTTTCAGTACTTATTCTGAAAGTGACACAAGGAACTTTAAACCAACAACCATCTTCTTGAACAGTTCCAGAATCGGTTAATAAACATAAGGCATTCTTCTCTAGTTTGCTAAAATCAAAGAAACCGAAATAATCCAGCATTTTTACTCCCTTTGGAATTTTAAATTTAAATCTTTTTATTGCTTTTTGCGTTCTTGGATGAGCCGGGAATATAATAGGATATTGATACTTTTTATAAATTCTCTTAAAAGCAATTAATATATTTTGCAAATTGGTTTTGTTTTCAACATTTTCTGGTCTATGTGCTGTGGCAAGAAAATATTCTTGCTCTTTTAATTTTAACTTCTCTAAAATAGATGAATCGTCTATTTGTTTTTTATACTTTTCTATAACCTCAATTACTTGTTTGCTAACAACAAATATTTTTGTTTTTTCTATTCCTTCGTTTATTAAATTATTTTCAGCAATAACAGTTGGAACAAAAAAATAATCTGATATTGCATCAATCATTCTTCTATTTTTTTCTTCAGGCATTCTCCAATCCCAAGAACGCATTCCAGCTTCTAAATGACCTACTTTAATTCCTAATTTTGTTGCTGCTAAACAACTTAATACAGGATTTCCATCACTAAATCCCAAAACCAAATCAGGTTTTTCTTTTTCAAAAATTTCTCCTGCCCTTTTAATTGTTTCGCCTGATTGGTAACTTTGTGTTCCTGATCGAATATTAAGATGATAATCAGGTTCGCGTATTCCTAATTCATTAAAAAAAATTTTGTCCATATTATAAGAATAGTGTTGCCCGCTATGGATAAGAATGAAATTCTTTCCTAGCCATTTATTTAATTTTTCTATTAAGATTGAATTCATTATCCAATCAGGCCTTATTCCTAAACACATAGCTATTTTCATTTTTTCTTCCTCCTAGATAATCCTGGAATATGAAAAGGTAAGTTATGAATAGGCGAAAGTTTTTTTACACCCTGATAGGTTCTATTATCTATTATTCCGCCAACATGACCACAAACCAATCCTGTATCACATTTAATTGTAAATCCTGCTTTTTTTACTTTTTCGCAAAACACTAAATCTTCACTTAAAATTACTTTTTTTCCATTTATTTCATATGGCTTAAATTCAAACCATGGCTCTTTTATTTTTTTAAAAACTTCTTTTTTTATCAAACAACACGCCATACCACAACCATCTATTTTAATTATTTTATTTTCTGGATAATCTATCAAAGAATACCACCGGCCTCTTTTGAATTTATAAATAGTAGGTTGATGAGGATACCATTTTTTAAATGCAATTGCAGTAGCAATATCAGCATTTAATGCAAGAAGCCGTGGAAATACATTAGCGGGAAGAACCATATCTGAATCTATAAAAAATAAATGAGTAGCTTCTTTATCATGCAATAAACGAGAGACTATATTATTTCTTGCTTGATCCGTAACCATTCCTTTAGTATTGCAAAAAGAAAAAGAAAAATTTTTATAATTTCCTATTTCTTGACCAATAAGCCGAAGAAGTTCAAATAACAAATTATTTAAACTCATAAAAGTTTCTACAGGCATTACATTATATAAAGTAACGCCAATTAATAAATGTAATTTTTTCTTTTTCACTCTATTCGCCTATTCTTTTTTGAAGCCTCAATTAAACCCAATTCTACAACATCTTTTGCTATAGCAGTTCCTCCTATAAACCATTTATCTTTGCTTTCAATTATTATATATAACATTTTATCAATTTAAAATTTTCTTAAAATGCTGTTTAATTAAATTTTCGCATATTTCCATGCCTTTTAACACATCATTTCTATATAAAACATTACTACTTTTATAAATATATTCTTTTTCTTTTTTAATTGCATTTAATAATCTTTTAATTTTGCGTCTTAATTGTTTTTTAATAAAAACCGGCTTCCCATTATCTAATCCTATAAATACCCTTAATTCTTTATCACTCATTTTTTCAAGTTTTTTTTCAAATTCTGTTTTCAACTTCATCACCCTGAACTGTTTTATTTAATTTATCCATCTCTTTGTCAATATCAACTTCCTTATTTTGATATATAATTTGTCCGAATTAGTGCAGTTTATGGTCAGACATGGTAAATGTGGAACACTCCATCTTTCTTAATCTCCACATTTTTAATCTGCTTCCATTCTATTATATTAAATGGTTCAACAAGGATGTGGAGACCATTCTTGGTTGATTCCTCATGTTTCACTTTGATGTTTAGTGTGCTTATCTGCTCCCTGACCTCATCTAACTTGTCCAAGTCATCAACATCTATCAGGAAATGCCATCTCCTTGACCTTGCCTCTGGTTTCTGGAGACAGGATATGAATTCACTTGGTAATTTCCTGACATGAAAGAAGTAATTTCCTGTATTCCCTTTGTAGAGTTCAAACTGCCACTTCAATAACCTTTCGTGTAAGAGGAATAATGCCTTTTTCAGACTTCTGGGGTTATAGGACATATAAATAGTGTAATCTTCTGGCTCTGCTTGACTTGGATAATAATGGACAAGGGTTTTTAGTTTGTTTAACTTCCTCTTCCATGTCTCTTTTGTGACTATTTCCCTGAACACTACCTGCTCTGATTTTAGTTTTTCGTTATACTTCTTTCTTGCTATCGCTATCATTACCATTACTTCATCTTTTCTCAACTCATCAAACCATTTAATCCATTTCATTTTCCAATCTCCTTTCCAATTCTTTCCATTCCTGTTTGAAATTCCGCCTAACAAACTCTGGCGTGAGTGGCAAGTCCGCAAGGATACGAATGTAGATGTCTCTAATCTCTTTCATTTTCCACCACAGGAAACCATTTCTTGACTTTTAACTCTGCTTCTTCTAATCCATTTATATAACCTATCCATACATACTTTCCATACTCATTAATGTCATCTCTTTCTTTCATAATATTTGCATATTGTCTTTCTTTTTCAATCTCCTCCAACAATCCCTGAACTGCGGATTTGATACTCCAATCTAACTCATATCCTAACTGACCCATACTGCAATTTAACTCTTTAGAGGCTTTTTCATCTATTTTTCCTTCTCTTTCTAATTCTCTGATAGATCGCATTATTTCCTTTATTTTGTTTTTCAATGTGTTTAACTTTAACGGTTCATTCATCCCACCACCTGTGTCCACATTTTAAGCAAATCATCTCGCCTCCTTTCCATCCAAATACTTCTCTTGAATTACATTTTTTGCATATTTTTTGCATTATCGGACACCTCACAGATTTTTATAATAAGTTTGATAATATCGTCTGCATCATCTTCCGAATCACAATCTTTCCAATATTCTACAAGCGACTTAACTACAATAAATTTCTCATTTTGACTTAATTTCATCCTTCAACACCCTCTTTTCTAAGTTTATTATTCTCGAATTGAGGTAAAGCACATAAATAAACAAGAACAAAACTATGATATATAAACTCAATAAACCACTTTTCAAGAAACAAATATCAGAAGACATATCTTTCATAATATTCAATATTTTTTGTAAAATTTCTATTTCCATTCTTCTTCCTCCTCAATGGGAAACCATTTTTTGATTTCTTGTTCACATACTTTAGCCATTTTTCTTGCTCCCATACTAAGATAAGTCAATATCAATAATTGCATCATCCTATTTTCTTCTTCTGTAAATTTCTTCTTCAAAATTGAGATAAAAGCATTTAATTCTTTTTCCGTAAGAGGTCGTTCGCCAAAATCCGATAAATTCTTTTTTTGTTTTCTAATCTCTCCCAGCAATCCCTGAACTGCGGATTTGACATCTCCAACTATCCCATCTACCGTTTCTCTGACGAATGTGTAAATCTTTGCATGAGCGAAAATTTCTTTTTGTGGATGCTTTCTATTTAATTCTTTTTTTATTTCTTGTAAGATTTCTTTTGCTAAATCTTCGAGAAATTCTTTTCTTGTTTCTATTAATTTCAACGGCTTATTCTTTTCTAACATTTTCAAACACCCCCTTGAAAGCAAGTTTGAAGAGCCATTCGTTGTATTTTTGTATATCTTCTTCTCTAAAAAATGCTTTATCAGAATATTTTTTAATGTCATCAATTTCTTCTTCATATTCAGGATGTTCTTTAATTAATAACTCTGGTTTATCCTTATACCGCAAATAAAACTCGCAGGCGGACTTGATTCGTTGCTTGAGTTCTTGTTTTAATTTGTTTTTAAATTCGCCTCTTGCATGACCGTAAATATTCAAAATAGCGTTAAATATGCTATCTGCCAATTCTTCTAAATCCAAAGGTTCATTCTGGGTCATCTTTCATCACATCAGTAATTGTTTTTTGTGTCTTATGCTTTCTTTTTAATTGTTCTAACCTTTTAATCCATAATTCAATCTTTTCTTTTATTTGTAGCCAAATCGGATTACCATTACTAACAATCATAAATCTAAAAGCCATACTATCTGCACTTGTTAAAGCATCCCAAACATCTTTATAACATAACATATTAAATTTTACACCAAAAGCATGAAGTTCATATTTTTTTGTCAAATTTTTTCGTATTTCTGTAACTATTTTCCGAATTTCTTGTGATTGTCCTCTTCTACAAATGCTTCCTATCGCAATCCGTTTTGTTAATAATCCCTGTTCTTTCATTCTATCCAACATTAATAAATACTCATCAACTTTCCAACCTTGAATAACAGCAACAAACTTATGTTTTAAATTTGAAAACTCATTATCAATAATATCCATTATCTCGATATGATTCTCGATAGTGCGTTCTTGATTATTTTTAACTGTTGTTTTGTTTTTTCTTAATAATTCTGGTTCGCATGGGTAATCCCGATTTGCGAAAAAATCTGCTTTTCTTTTTTCAACAAATTTTAAGTAGTGTTTATGTGGTGTTGCATAATCTTTCATCTTAAAGAAAAACGAGAAACCACCACTATCAATGAATAATTTTCTTGTTGTTTGTGGCGGTGTATTAACTTTACTTGCATAATTAATCATCACATTTATAGGACCTATGTATTCTAATGCTTTTTTTGTGCTTCCGTCCCCACATCCAAAGTAAAATTCATTCATTTTCTCTCACCTTGTAAGTTATTTATCTTTGTCTTCTTCATATCTTTGAACAATACACTCGAACCGCTTATGCTTCCTACAGAAATGTATTGTGTGGAACTCACGAGCACCGCAATACGGACAATATGGTTCATCGAGTGATATTGGTGCAAAAGGAAAAACTTGCTTGTGCTTTTCATCTGTTCTTTCAGACATTTTCTTTCACCAAATTAATTCTTCATCCCTCATCTTTTCCAACCTCCTCATCAATTCTAATCTTATGGAAAGATATTCCAAACCTGCCTTTGTATGAAATTATAAGCTATTTGCCGAACTTCTTAACATCAATTGTTGTTCCTTTTGCTCATTTTTCAAATCACCTCTTCTTTTATAAGATTTTTCCCAAAGCGAGTATTCGTTCTTTTCTTCTATGTGCTTCTCTACATCTGATAAACTAATGTATCTTTCAGCTATTTTGACTTTACAAAACGGGCATATACCATTATTAAAAATAATTGAAGCCATAGCATATGCGATTACTTCTTTTTTCATTTAATCACCTCACTTTTTCTCCCCCAGCCAATCTACGGTGTGTCTTCACTCATGGAGTTTACCATCATCTATTCTAATCTTATGAAATGATATTCCCCATCTGCCTCTATACGATACTATTAACCACTTCCCATATTTCTTAACATCAATTATTGTTCCTTCTTTTTCTTCTATCATGGAGACCATATTCCAAGTGTATAGTGGCGGGCTGTTTAGGGATTTAGGGATTTTTTAAATTCTTCCAACTCCTTTTTTGTTAAATTTGCTAATAATATATTTAAAATATCATAAGTAGTATAATCTTCCTTACTCGAACCGCCAACAATCAAAATTCTATTCCACATATTCTATTCACCTCTATTCTCCGAATACACGAAAGGTTTAAAAGGTATATCTAATTCCGCATATTCTTTGGAGAATTATTTCTTTTTTAATGTGATATCTATAGTCGAGACATTTATTTTTATTGTCTCTTTCTTTTTTGTCTCTTTGTTTTCCTTTTCAAATTCTATTTCTTCTGTGCCAATCTGTACATCAGCTACTTCCCAATCAGGCAAGAATTTATTAATTGCTAATTGACTTACATCTATAGCTCTTGCTGTTGCTTTTCCTCTTGCTTTTAAATGTATTTCTGTTTCTCCTGAAACCGCTTGGGTTTGAATACTGGCTGCATATATTATAGGTGGTTTATTTCCCACATATATAACATTTTTTAATTCTTCTGCCATATTTCATCCCTCCTATTTTGAGTTTGTTGATTTAATTGGTTCAAAACCTACTATTTTGATATAGTTAGGAACAATTATAAATTTCATATCAGGAAATGTTTTTTGTAAAGTATCTCCGATTTGATTAATAACTTCTAATGTAGGTTCATACTTATCATTACCAACTGTCACTATATAGAAAGCATGTTCATCAAACTTTTTAAATTTAATAAATTCTTCAAAATCTTTTTTGCTGAATTTTTTTCTAAACATTTTCTTCACTTTTTTCTTTTTCTACTTCATCTTTGATTTTGTCATAAATTGGACCCAATTCTCTAAGATCTTTTTTTATGTTTTCAATAGCTTGTTGCATTTGAATAATTTGCTTTTCAAATGTAGAAAGTTGTTGTTTTAAATTATTATACACATTATATATTTCACGTTTGTCAAATACTTCTGTAATAGTTTTAATTACTTTTACTCCTTTTGTTTTTTCATCGAAAATGATATTTTTTGTTGAAGTTGTTTTAGGCAAATTACCACCTCTTCTTTTTCAGCATAGGTATTTTACTATATGGCGACTCAATCACTATATAATTTTCTGGTAATTCAATTGAATTTTCGGGGTTTTTTGAAAAATAATATATATATCTTTTATTTTTTTTAGCCAAAACTCTATGTAACCAATATTTAATTCCTTTTGAATTTACTACTGAATATCCCATTTATTCACCATATTTTTTTCTTTTATTTTTTGGTCTGTATGCATTTATAGTATCTATAATATCTTTATTGGAATGCATACCTAAAATCCTTAAAGTATATTTAATGCATTCTTTAATTTGTGCAATAGACATTTCTTTCTTTTTTCCTTCTTTTTCTGCAACGCACAACGATAATTTATGTACATTTAATCGCATAATTCAACCTCCATATTTTTTCCAAACTTTTAAATTCGATATTTGTAATTCTATTATTTTTTTTTCATTTTTTAATTCAGATAATAAACTTGATGTAAATTCCCAGCTTCTTCCTATTTTTTTTGCTATATTATTAGTAGATTGAAAATTATCTGATACGATATTTAATATTTGATTCTTAATTGTTTTTTTTGTGTTTTCGGAAATCTTGCTCATTATATACCACCATAAGCTCTTCTAATTTCATGCATTCGCTCTCTTGTAAGTTGCTTTTTTTCTTGAGGAATTATAGTAATATTCCAGAGAACTTTTTTTAATCTATCAAGAGGTACTTCAACGTTTCCTCTTGCAGAGCCAATTGCTTCATAAAGAGCAGAATCAGTAGTAATAATTTTTTTATTTTTTTCTTCAGCTTGTTTAAATAAAATATTTAGTTTATTGCTTCTATTCATCAAATATGCAAGAATATCTTCTGCATATATCATGGTTTCCTTTTTGCTGATTTTCTCTATTTCTTTTTGTGGTAAAGGAATCTTGAATTGTTTGATTATTTTTTTAATTTTGTATGAAACTTGTTTTTCTTTAGGCATATCAACTCCCTTTAGTTTTTTAATTAATTTTTTTAACATTCTGTTTCCTTTTTTTTAATATAAAGTGCTCGGGAATGCTTTGAGCTTTTGGCTCATTAAACTACCGAAACACTCATTTATTATTATGTATTAACTTATATATAAAGTTTTCGGTTAATGGAATTTTATTTATTTTTTCGTAAAACATTAAGAAAATTCATGAAGGCATTAATTATTTCTTTTCCTTTGGGAGTAAGTATTATTTTGATTTCTTTGCCTTCTTTATTTATTTTAATAATCCCTGCTTCTGAAAGATAGTTTTTCACTTTAAGTATTTGCGAATAAGATCTCTTGCTTTTATGCATAAAATCAATCATTTGAGGTATTTCACCATTTTTACCCAATTCTTCAAACATTTCTTTTATTACAGGCGAAAACATCCTATCTTCCAAGTTTTTATTTGACATGTCTTAAATCCTCCTTCTTTTTATTTTCTATTTTCGATATAACCAAAAAATTAAGTTTCTTGTTCTTCTTTATAACATAAAAGTTTTTTATAGGTTCCGTCTTTAAATTCAAGTACTAAAATAGGAGTAGCCCATAACGAACCATTAATTCCACATATTTCTAAGTTCTTTTTATCGAGATTTACATAATATTTTCCATTTTTCCAGATTGTTTCTGCTGTTAAGGACCAATCCTCTTGCATCCCAAGAAATGCTTCTTTTAAACCTTTATTTTTATAATCTTCTATTATCTTCTTGGCTTTTTTATAATCATATTTCCGCATTTACAACCTCCTTTTAGTTTTTTTTATTAATTATATTTAGGAGTAATAGAATTAGTTAATTTATATTGTCCAAAACATATATTGTTAATTCTATATTCTTAATAATCTTCATCTGTTGGAGGAGTTAATGGTTTAAGAATTTTAATGTATCCTTGCCTTTCCCATTCTTTTAGATAATTTGTTATAGTAACTGCAAAATCGACATAATTTATTTGTGTAATATTAACAGCTGTAGAACTTAATCTGCCTAATTGTCTGGCATTAAATTCTAACTGCCTAAGAATTTTGTCTAACATATTCATTCTTGCTAAACCCATTTTATCTTTTCCTGTTTTTTTTATTTCTTCGTATAGTTTCCACATCTCTTTGTTTATTTTTTTTAACTGTTTTGTTGTATCAAGGATTTCTTGTTTTAATTCTTCTCTTGTTTGTATTATTGTTGTTTTTTTCATACCCATTGCTTGTGCCCCAAAATTATCAAAATATGTTTTCACTGCCATATGAGATACTTGTGTATTAAATCTTTCATTTATTTTTTTTGCTATTTGTCTAAAACCCAATCCTCTTGCTCTTAAATCACGAGCATATTCCGCCAATTCAGGATTTTTAGCTATTTTTCCTGGCATATTATTTATATATACAAATATATTAATATTAATTATGGTGAAAAGAATTCAAAGATATCAAATTCCTGCATATTTTGTTAATCCGAGATGGAAAAGAATTCTTACGGCATCTAAGATAGGTTATTGTGATGGAAGAAAAATTGCAAGTTTAAAATGTCATTTATTTGCAACTTTAAGACCTGTTTATTTTGGTGGAAAAACAATATGGCTTTGTGGAAGATGTATTGAAAAACTAAAAAAGAAAAGATCAATATTTACTCGTCCGATTCCGAGATATTAAAATTTACTTTTCTTTTGAGGAATTTACTTTGAAGAATCATTGTATTTCCGGTAAAAAAACCTATCTTGTATTTTTTAATATAGCTGCTCCATACATAAACTAAGATTTCTTTAGTTAAAAGTTGATTTTCTTTATATTCTTTTAATGATTTATTTTTGGAATTAAGAATAATTGCTTCAAGATCCATTAACCTCCCCCTTATTAATAATCATTCCTTACTTTTTTTTATTTTTTCATTACCTAATATAAATCTGATTTCATATTCGTTTGGTTTATTTAAATCAAATTCAATAACTTTGCTTTTTATAGGTTCTCGTAAAAGAATGGAACTATTTATAATTTTTACATCTTTGATAGCACCAAATTGTTCAATATATGCTATGATCTTTTTTAATTTGTCTTCATATAATTTCATTATTCACCTCCTATATATCTCCATTCTCTTCCATTTTTATATCCTCATATGGAGCAACCCACCTTCTATATACTTCCAATTTTATACACTCAAGTAAACCAATCATGCGATTGTAATTAAAATACTTTGGTTTCGTTCTATAAAACCATTTCAATATGCTGCTAATTATATAGTTTAGTTCGCCTTCCACTTTTTCTATTGGTAATTTATTCAGCTCCTGAACAATATAATTAATACAAGCTTCATATTTTTCTCTATCTTCTTTTTTGATATAAGGCATACTATTCCTCCTTAGATTTAATTAATGCCTGCCTTTTTATTGGGTCTTCTACTTCATATATAAAGTAAGAACAATTACATTTTGGGCAAAAAGCAAAGACACTATCTATGTCTGCTAATAAAGGAATATTATGAAAGGGGCATGTAATGTTCCATAGTATTTTCTTTTTCATCCTGAAACTAACCTCAATTCTCCAGGTTTAGGCTCATAAATATATCCCATTGTTCTTAAAGAGTCAATTTCTGCATCTGAAAAGCCTAGTTTTTTTAAATCTTCTTCTGTAAACGATTTTCCCTCAAATTGTTTTAATAATTCCATTTTATTTTGTCGTTCTTCTACTTTTTTTTGTATTTCTGGAGTTATAGGTTTTTCTGAGGATGAGGGTGCCGCCCCTTCAGCACCCAAAACATCCTTTACTATGCTCTGCCAAAATGGTTTTCCTTCTCTGTCTATTCTTTGTACTTGCATGGTTAAAATTCTGCCCGTTTTTCCTATTAGATTATCAGGATTAAATGGTTCACCGATTTCTGTTGGTACCGGTGCATTAAGATTTGTTGCCCATTTATATAATTTTGTCTTTTTTGTTAATTTTCGCCAACTTGCAAACCCAGCTACTATTTTACCTTTATGTGGTCCATCTGTAATTTCGAAGTCAATAATAAGAGATTCGCCATATTTTGGGTGCACGTTTTCTCTGTAATCTTTTACTTTAGCGTTGTAAATTCCATCAGGAATTACTACTGGATTGAATTCAGGGCTAGGCTCTAATGTCTTTTCTACCATTTTATCACCTCTCTTTTTTAATTATTACTTTTTCTTTTACTGCAAAACGAATATCATCACCACTTAATCTCTTTTTTGGATTTTTTGCTTTTCTAATTCTGTTTGCTTCTTTTAATATTTCTAAAATTACTTCAGTTAAAAAAAGATTTAATTCATCAATAGCTGATCTCCTTATATCTGTATTTTGTTTTAAATAGTCTAAAAGCAGTTTTTTCAATCTTCTCTTCCCAATTATGTTATACACCAACATTCTTTTCACCTCTATTCGTTGTTTCTATTTCGCGTTTCGTGTTTTATGTTTCATATATCATATATTATGTCTCGCGATTTATATTAATATTGCTATTTTGGTATATATATTGAAATATCCTATACAAATGTATTGGATAATAGTAACACAAAATACATTTGATATATATTTTTAATTTTCCTATACAAATTTTCCGATTTTCCTATACAAATGTATTAGACGAAAAAAAACCTGGAAAGTAAGTCTGGAACTAGGTTGTTGAATTTTTTTATCAATCAACTTTTATACTTATAGATCCAAATATTTTTTCAAGTAATACATTTGTATAGGATTTTTGAAAAATTTGATATATATTTTTAATTTTCTTATACAAATGTATAATGTTCCAAGTTTATCCAATACATTTGATATATATTTTTAATTTTCCTATACAAATAGCTTTTTTTTTCG